GCCGTCAATGTAGCGGCAACAGTCATGGTGCCAGCATCTTCAGCCAAAGTATTGTCCCAGCCCGCACGGGTGACGTAGCCCCTATCAGTGATACGCAATGGCGCACCCAAGATGTCGGTTGTACCTACCGCAACAGTTACCACGCTTGCGCCAGAAGAAGTAACACTGGCAATTTGGTAGAAGGCTTTCTTACCACTGACAGTAGTAGACGCCACCGTTCCTGTTGCAATCACTTCGCTCATGGCTTGACCGTAGTAGTCGTAGCCAGAGACAGTGATGTTGACGGAAGTTGGAGTACCAGCGCCTGTGGTTGTGGAAACCGCACGAGGGCAGTCAAGTTGCAAGCCTGTACCACCGCCTGTAATCGTGGCAGATGTAACACCAGCACCTGCGGCAAGCGTGAGCGTGGTAGCAGTTGTGATGACGGCGGCAACAATATTAGTGGTTAGTTTTGCTTGTGGTACAACGTCCCAAATATAAACACGACCTAATGGGCCTACACCTACGCTCATTGGGGATGGGTTTTGCAACAAAGCATTACCAGAACCGATGATTGTGGCGCTTGCCACAGTTTGTGAAGCGCTTACGGTGTAAGTTCCTGTACCGCCAGAACCCGTACCAAAAGCGGTAATGTAAGTTCCATTGGTAAGTGACGTTGAACTGTCAAGAAACATACCCACAGCAATTGGGTCACCAGAAAGCATGGCGGTGACGGTCAACGTGGTTGTAGCAATTGAACCAGTAAAAGTTGAAACAGTAGGGTAAGCATCCGACCCTTGAACTGTAATGGCGGAACCTAGAAATAGGTCATCTGAAAATTGTGGCATTTTGTCTGCTCCTTGAAAAGTTTGACAAATACAAATTACAAAAAAAGGGGCAGGGTTTTATTCCCGCCCCTGCTTACTTTAAACGCCGGGTGTGCCGTACATAGCACGCCAGTCGGTAAAGCCTACTTGATAACGCTCTGTAGCCTTGTAGCGCATAGAGTCGGTCTCAAAATCGCCTTCCATCGTTTTTTCGAGTTTACGACGCATTAGCAACTTCATGCCTTCTGGAGCATCAGTCTGCACCCACCAAGCGGTAGATGAAGTCAAACGCGATAGAACAGCAGCACCTTCGTCAAGCAAACCAATTGACTTGATTGGGTTGACGTCGTTGTTGCCTGTACCAGAACGTAAGACTGACTTGAGTAGAACCTCGGCTTGGAACACGTTGCCCGGTGCTACCACCAGTTGACGTGGAACTAGACGAATCTTCTTACCATTGTTATCCACAGCCTGACGGATTTGGATTAACATCTGCTCAAGAGAAGTCTGAGACAAGTTAGCAGCAGTAGTTAGCAAATTGCTTACAGTACCATTAACGATTGGGTGGGATGTGCTATTTAAAGCAACACCATCACCACCGGGGTATGCGCTATTAAAAGCGCGGTTCAGCACGTTTGCCGACAAAGTCTCTTTAGTCTCAATAAGAGACTGAGCCAAGTGACGAGCATAAACTTGACCGATACGGATATGGTCACCATCCTCAACCAACACTTTGGTCAATGCAAAGGCCAAGCCAAAGACATTGTATACATAGCGTTGTAAGAACAGAACACCACCTTGTTGATACGACACAGGAGTGCCGTCTGGCAACTGAGGTGCTGCACCAAATCCATAAAGGACAGGCTCTTCGTGGTAGTTACGTGGAATACCTTCTTGCTCACGGAAAACTCGTGACCATTCATCGGTACGTTGATCATAGACTCCGTCGAAACATTCGTTAAGGATTGGCTCAACGATACTTCTAAAGTCCGTACTGCGCATTGGAGCGGCCATGGTTTAGTCCCCCCTTAGATGGCGTTAATTGTTGCGACGAACTGACTGCGAGAGACTTGTACTTGCACAACAGTGTAAGCATCGCCCCAAGCGTTATCAACGCCGTTATAAAGACCAATGATACGCATATCACCGACCGCGCTTGTGCCTGCAAGACTAGTGGAAATCGTGCATTGTGACAAACCTGTGGTTGTAGAACCAGCAGTAATGTTTGTAAAGTTTGCTTGATCACCAACAGAAGTTTGGGCAAGACTACCATCAGCCTGAATATCGTAAACAATATTAGGATCAGAGTAGTAATAAGTTACTTCAGAACCAGTTTGATAAGTTGTGTTAGCAACCCATTGATTACTGATTTGACGACGACCAGTAGTGTCAGTCCACTCGTGACCGGCAAAAGCACCTTGATAGGCACTTCCTGCAGTCGCGGCAATAATGTTTCCACTCGTGTTAAGGGCGACAGGTTGACCTTTTAAAATGCCAGAACTGTAACCAGATGCAATACCGTTAGCAAGTGCCACTGCACGATCCAATCCAGAAGGATGGTATGAGGGGCGCAAGCCGAACGGAGCGTTTGTTGAAGACATAGTCTTACTCCTTGTTCAAAATTTAAACACCCTACCCAGCAAAATGCGGAGCAGGCATCTGTTTGTCAATTTCACCCAATCCTTCGCCTTCAACTTGAGCGAGATTTCTCCCGTTCCTGTCACGCGCTCCAGATGCTTGCTCTGCTTGAAGACGAATCTTATTCGCTTCCTCAAGAGGTGCCTCATGGTGGAAATGCGACATCACTTCTTGGTACAATTCCATAGGAATCTTGTAAAGTAACATCTCATTACACGCGACATAACCATTATGTTCTCCAGCCTTTACGCGATAATTTTCAAACTCAGGCAACTCATCCGCTTTCACGGGAATGTAGCCAAGCCGAATTCGCTTGTCGATACTGTCATAACTATTGGTTGTTGATAACCAGCAAAGGTGATAACCCCTTAATTCAGGGATATTGGGCAATGCGCTTTGTGTCCACTCGTCTTTCCACATCTTGCGACGCTCTTCAGCCGATATGAACTTATCCTCAGGTGCCTCTCGAACCGTGTCAAGACTCGCGCGATTTTCGCGTCCACCAGCAGATAGATTTCTTTTTAAACGTGAATCAACCATTTTCTTAACTCCTATATCCATTGTTTTGTCGGGCTTCTAAGGCATAGCGTCGAATCATCTTCGCTCTCTTATCGGCATCATCCCACATACCAGCATCTTTCATCGCCCTAACCTGATCAGGTGAAAGGGTGAAGGTGTTACCTCCTCGAGTAGTTGATACTGATTCACGGCCTGAACTTGTCACAACATTCCTTGGTCTAGAGTTCCGAATCGGTTTTTCATCGGTATTCATAGTATAACGGTGTGGCAAATACTTTTGCAAGCGATTATCTAATTCTTCCCAATAATCTGACGCTTTAGGATTCCATCCCTCTTCAGCCATCGCTTGGTCAATAGTTAGAGCAACTCTTGAATCAGCGTCTTTTCCGCTAGGGTCATACCATGGGTTATTCTCCATCCATGCCCCTGCATACTTCTTCAATTGTGGGTCTGGGGCCTGGATTGTCTGCTGGCGCTGTGGGGCAACCGAGCGTTTCTTTAAAGCCTCAAGAGCCTCAGACTGCCTCCGAGCCTCAAACCACATTTCTTGAGCGGATGTAAGCAATTCACCATTACCAGTAGCCGTAGCCTCTTGAATCTTCTGCTTGGCAAACAAAATTCGTGAATTTTGGTCTTCAATTGCTTTATTTAGGCGTGCAATGTCTGATCCATGGCTCTTTTTCTCTAAAACAGACAGTCTTTCCAACAATTCTTGGTTTTGACGGGTCAAATGGTCTAGTTTTAGGTCTTTTTCAGAGGCAACTTGCTTGTGATACTCCTTACGAGCGCGTCGTTTGCTCCTTTTTTGCTCTCGCATAGCCTCTGCATCAGGGTCAATAGCCCCACCAACAGCCATTTCTGTCTGTCTAGCACGCTCATCAGCCTCATCAGAGTCCTCATCATGGGCTGCATCAGGGGATGGGATACTTTCTGGCAAATCTATTGTTGCAGAACCATCTTTTTCCTCTTGAATGACAATAACTTCTTGATTTTCCACAACATTTTGGTCTGTACTCATACAAATGCCCTCACCTCAAGTGGATTTCCAGTAACTTTAGCGATAACTTCGTGGTCATTCATAATCATAAATTCCACTTGTTCATCTTCCTTGTGCCGAACAGTCCAGCGGTCGCCAGTCCATTTAGGTACACGGAGGAAATCACCAACGTCACACCAACTGCCCTCAACCCATGGCTCCATTGAGTCGCGTTTCTTGAACGCCAATGGGCCTATAGCCACTACCTTACCAATTGGGTTTTGCGCCCTTTCGGTATCTCGTGTTTCTTCAGGCAGAATAATCCCGGATTCAGTCATTTTTTTCTTGGCTAATCGCATTTGTACAAGCACACGAGCGCCTAATGGAATCGCACCGGGGTCTACAAGCGGAAAAGCCTCCGCTATCTCAGCGGCATTACCCGCTACCGTGCTATCTTTCATCGTTATCTTCCTTTAAAAGATTGTTAATAATTTCAAGAGTTGCATCCAACCCCTGATACTGTCCGACAAGGCGTTGATAAGTCTCAAAGTTGGGCAAGTTTCCTTGCGCCAACGATTCCTTTATCCTTGCCTGTTCCGCTTTTACAGCAGAAATAATGTCGGATACTGACTTCATGCGTTAGATTTCTCCACGCCTTTCTTGCTACTAAAGTCGCCATGGTCGCTGTTAGCCTCTGGCATTGTCGCTTTTGATTGCTCTTTTATTTCACATCCAGTAATCCATGCGCCAGCCGCCATGCGGGTTTTTTGACGCACTTGCTCAGATTGCAGTTCTTTAACTTCTTTATCCATCATCATTCTCCTAAGTTACTTTGGGTGGTTTGGTTCAATTTAATTGCAGTTTCTTCCTGCTCCTTACGCAGTCTGACACCATCTACAGTCAGTTCCGCAGTTTTCATACGCTCAGTTGTGAGGTTATCTTCAGCATTCATGGCTATACGAGCCTGTAAATCCTTGTCCTCACGAGCAGCCTTGGCTTGCATCTCAGCCTGTTTAAGTTGGTTAGATGCTTGGTCTTGAGCCGCTCTGCGTTGAGTCTCAGCCATAGATGCCTGTAGAACTGCCTGTGCCTCACCATCCATTGGAGGTGCGGGTGGTTTGAACTGTTGCATAAACTGACCGAGTTGTTGCAGAGCAGGCATGACCCCAGAAAATACCTCTTGGGAATCCATCTTTACATGGTCTGAGGCTATAGCAATTGCCCTATCAATCTCTTTGACCAACTTGTTGTTATCATAATTGTCAATCCTAACCCCTGTGTCACCACCAGCATAAGTCTGCATTTGGTTGGTATACCAGAGCATCATGTGTTGTTTAATATGCTCTAAAGCCTGTGGAATGTATTTAGGGGCAACTAAATTGTTCATGCCTAGGTTAGGGTCTAGGGCAAATGATAAGTGAGCCTGTATGTGTGCCAAGTGGTCTTGGCGAGGATATGCAAAGGCTGGTCTGCCCAAAGCCATGGCTGAATTCTCTTGAGCAGCATTCATCTCCGCGGGTTTAGAGGCATTTGGTATCAACTCATTAGAGTTAGGTATCTTTAACTGTTTAAGCATCCGAGCCACTACCGCCCTTTGGTCAAAAATAGCGGGGAATTGTGTAGATAACTGCAATACCGCTTGCATCTGGGCCACTCTTTGCGTTTCCGAAAAGATATGGGGGTCAGAAACAGGGATGATGTCACTATTGCGTTTGAAGTCTTCCCGCTTGATTGGTAGTTCAGCCACCACATCACCACGCTTTTGCTCATCCAAATACCATCGATTCAGACGACCAATTATCCCAAGCACACGGCGTTGGGACTCATGCAAGCGTGCATGGATAGATGAGAATACTGCCGCTCCTTGCTCTATTAGAGCCTGAGTTGTGCCTACTGGGGTGTTCTGACCTACATCAGCAATCTTTTCTTCTGCTGTGGTTACTACCCCTTTGGCGGCATTAGTTAACCATCCCAAGAGTTCAAACAGAACTTGACTTGGGGGGTTAAATGGCATTGGCATAGCAATCTTACGGATGTCATCTACACCCGGCGCGCTCTCAACTTCAGTAACCTGCGTGACCTCAATTTGTTGACTTGCACCTGAAATTCGCGCGCCTTTAAGTTTGAGCATCGTCGCTGAATTGTTAATGTGTGCCGTATCGAGCAAGGCACGAAGAGCGCCCGTAAGCGCAGCAGAAAGACCTCCAATGAGTTGCGGAAGACCGATAGCATATGCACCCCTCCATGGGATAAATTTGAATTCAATGAGCCAATCTAACTTTGTTAAGGTAATGTCACCCTCTTCCCAGTTACGATATAACCCCAAGACTTTTTGCTCTAACTCATCAATCATTAAGATGTAAGGAGCGGATTCACCATCTGTACGGGTGTCATCATCTAGGTTTAACCATGTGTAGATGTGGTAGACCTTACGCATTCCATCTTCATTGTCCTGATATTTCTTGCCCTCAATCTTCTCATTGGCTTTCTCAGAATGAGTCTGCTCTGGCTCAGAGTGGGCGCGGACAAAATTAGTATCTCGGTATAAACCCCTTTGAACGCGTTGATCCAACTCCCAAGCAGAGATGGTTTGCACCTCAGTAACCCTTTGAGCAGTATAAAAATTTACCGCTGAATAGGGGAGCAAGATGTTGTCAATGGGGACGAACTCAGAGCAAGGTCTGCGCTTTGTTTCGTCATACCAGATTTTCATAAACTGAGAGCCACCCAACGGCAACTGGGTCAACAATTGCTCTTGCTCATCCCTAAACTCTTCAATCTGCTCAGTCAACTGCCAGTTTATGTAGTCGCGTTTACGCTCTGCGACCTCAGTCTTCTCATCAGTTACTTCGCCAATAATCTTTGTGCGGGTTGGGCCATCTGGTGGGAATAGTTCCCTAATGGCTCTTGAGGCAAAGTCTACACAAGCCTCTGCCATTACAGGGTGAACTACTTTGGATGCACCAAAGAACATAGCCCCTCCGGGCGCGTCATCACCCATGCCAGTGCGTTTTAAGCCCTCTTCTTGTTGCTTGTCCCGCTTTTCACGGGACTCTTTGTCATTCTCAATGAGGTCAATGTAGCGGTTGGCAATCTTCTCAATGTCATAGAGGTTTAGAGTCTCAGCCAAGTTGGCATAGAAATCTTCATCTTCATTGGGGCCTTTAAAGCCCTCCATTTGGACTACGGCAGAACCATCAGGCAATTCTTCTACTTCTGAATCCTCTAAGTCAATATCAATGTCAATCCCCTCTTCTGGGATTTCTTTGATTCCATCAAGGAATCGGTTGAATTCTGGGTCTATCGGCATTTCAGTAGCCATATCTATTTCCTTTTAATCCAAGTGTCTGGTGTCATGTGGTGCTTTGTAACAAATTCATCATGCAATTTTTTTGATGCAGTTTTATGTTTTTTTGATATCTCAGTCATAAGTTTGTCAATAGACTTGTAGTCGGTTTTTAGCAATTTAGGTAATTTAGACTCTAGGCTTTGCACCGCACCACCTATGGCTTTATTGATGTCTGGGTCATTGATGTCATATGTTCCACGATTGCCTATGGCTGACTTAACTTGTGATGGGTCATATAACCCAATGTTTTTTATACCTTCTTCATTAACATAAAAACTATCATGCCCTAATTTTTTTATGGCATCTTGAACAACTGGATTCTCAATTAATCCCCAATTACCTGTTTGATTTCCAAATCTTGCCATTTTTAAATAATAATCAAATTCGTTTTTTATTTTTTCAGCCTCATCAGGGTCTGATTTAGAAATTTGTTGTATTACTTTTTCAATTTGATTGATGTCATCATAATCAAATGGATTAGTTGCATTAATATGTAATGGATATAAAGTCTGATTCTTCTCAGCCGCAATTGTGGGACTCTTACTTCCAACAGGAAAACTTTCAGCAAAGTCCAAATTTGGCGAAACAAAGATTGGGTCGCCTTCTTTTTGAAAATGTGGTGTTGCACCACGGTACATTTTTTCTTTAACTTTACTTTTCTCTAAAAACTTTTGAAGGTTAGCCTCACGTTCTGCTTGGGGCAATACCTTTTGCAGCCCTTTCATGCTTTTAGCAGCACCCTTGAGCAATCCTCCCACGCCCATCTTTAGGCTAAATTTAGGGGCAGATATTGCCCCACCTTTTTTCTCCTCAAGGGGAGGGAAGATTGAGCCACTATAAGCACCCGGCTCAGTAGTGCCTTGCATTGCACCACGGATCATGTTGGCTTGCTTTTGCAAATCACCGGGAAATTCCAACTCAGCCAACTCTCTGATGGTCATCAAGTCATTGCGGCCAAGGGTGTTCTTAGACTCAGGGTCTGGCTTGAGTCGGTACTTGGAATACTCATTGAGCAATTCTTCATTGACTTGTTTGTGATAAGCATCAATATCTGCTTGAGTCACATAGCGGGTGTCAGGATTGGTTCTGCTATAACGCTTGGCATCCGCATAGTTGGGGAATGCTTGATCAAGAGTCTTCAAGCCTGTATTTCTCAAGTCACCAATCTCATCCCACTCACTAGACCTTACAAAGTCTTGCACATAGGGCAAATACTCAGGATTTGGGGAGCGGTTTTGTTTACCCTTAATTTGATGGATGGTAGGTTTTGAGCGCTCTGCAGGTATATATGGTATGCCAGCATCATCCAAAATTTTACTGATTGATTTAACATAAGCAGCAGGACTATCAGATAGTTCATTGAAAGAACTTACCATCTGACCTACAGTATCATGCAAAGATTCTTCATCAGATTTATTAGTCAATGGCATATCACTATCAAATAATTTTTTGTTTTTTTGATACCATGCTGGCGCATCATAGCCAGAGCCAACCTCAATAGTAGTATGTGGCTTACCCTCAGGGTCTACTAAAGAATAAACCTTGGCATCACCCCTTTTAATAGCCTCATAACCACCTAAACCATAATCAGGGCTACCAGCATTACCTGACTCAAATGACCATTCAGGATGTCCTTTTGGCGGCTCATATCCTCGAACAGAATGACCCATGGCATCTGACTCAGCCGTAAACTGACCGGGCTTATCTAACTGAACCCATTTATAACCCTCCGGGTATTCTTTAAAAACAGTTAATCCTTCAGCCCTTTTTGCTTTAGCCTCTTCTGCTTTTTTAGCAAGTTCTTGGTTGTATTGATGGGTGCGCTCAACCGCTTGTTTCATTGACACTTTGTTAAGTTGGTCTGGACGGATGCGGCCAGTCGCCAAGTCTTCTTTCAAAACATCAAGAATATGGTCAAAGCCAAGAGAAGAGCCATAATCTTCATAAGAACCATGAGGAGGAATGCCATAAATTGGAGTGTCACCCGGTGCATTAGCCATCCAAGGATTGTCTTTTAGTCTCTTCTCAGTCTTGTAATCTTTGAGCAACTTTGAATTTCCACCAATTAAATCATCAGTTGCAGTTTCCCAAAATGTACCCATTCTAGTTGTAGACATTTGGTTTTCTGGCATTCCAAACTTTGCGCGGGCTTTCCTTGCATCTGCCGCTTGTTGATAACTCCAATTGAGGGCATCACGCATTGCACCCTCACCAGCAAACTGGGAAATGCCTTGGTCAGCCAAGAGTCGGACAGGGTCTTTTTCAGTCCCCATTTGTTTCTTGACATAGTTGGTTAGGTTAGAGTCAACCCATGTATCGATGGCATAGGTGTTCTCTGCTTGCTTACGCAAATTGGCATAAGCCTGCTCAGTCTCAGGATTCCATTGACCCGCCTCTTTCATGCGCTCAATTACAGTATCCATCTTGTTGATAGTGTCTTCATAAACTTTTTTGGGATTACCACGAACGCTTGCCATATGGCGAGGGGAGTTGCTATCTTTTAAGTTCTGCCCAAAATTAGTAATAGATTTATCTTTCCAATTACCACCCTCTGGCTTGATGATGTTCATCACAGGAGGGTTAGTCAGAGACTTAGGAATGCCGGGTACAAGGGGTTGACCCATGGCAATCTTCTGCCCTGCGGTCTCACCGAGTTCTTTGCCCACAGTCTTTATTCCCTTGGCTACAGTTGACCCAGCCTTGGGCGCGACTATCTGGGAGACGCCATACATACCCAACTTAGAGGCTACATCCTCAGAGTGTTGAGCCTCCTTGCCCGCTCCCAAATCCTTGAGGGATGGTATCTTCTTTAGCACGCGCTCAGAAGTTGGCAGAGCCGCCTCTTCTTCTACTAAGTTAGGCTTACCTGCAAGTTCACCTGCATAATTAATGCCCATGCGACCCAATTCCTCAATGTCACCGGGTGCGCCAGCAATTCCCGCGGCAGTTCCTCTTGCTGCACCATAGAGCATGGGGCCAAGACCTTGAGTAAACGGCTCATAGAATGGGCGGTCTTTACTTGTCTTTGTGCCACCACCACGACCGAACTTAGGCAAACGAAACCGAGTCGGTTGCGAGTCGGTTGCACCACCTTCTGCAAATGAGCGTTGCCATTGAGCGCCAAACATAGGCTTGCCCTCTTTGGGCTTCATCATGTTCACATTTAAGCGACCACCACCCAAGGGCGCATTGTACCCAAGGGAATTACCAGTCACCTTATGCTGACCATCCATGTGTGTGCCATGCATCCCAGCGCTAAGTCTGCCCTCACCAACAGGGACAGAGCCAACCAAGTTGGTCTGATACAGATTGGCGGGAATGAACTTGTCCAAAGGCTTGACCACACCCGCATTGATGCCCACATCCCCAATGTTGTTGGAGTAGTTAGCCATCAGAGCCTCCATTTGGCGGCGCTCTCGGTCTTTCTCGATGGCAGTAAGGTTGACACCCGCACTCAGTCTGCCCGCATCTTTGAGGTCAGCATTAGCCATCAGCCCAGCATTGGAGATGTCTGCTCCATTCATGTGCTGCTTGTTGACAAAGGGGTTGAACTTGATTGGGGAGTCATCCACATCGCCGCCATCAGCAAAGTGCTTGCCCTTGAATGCGAATGAGGGCATGGATGGGGTTGTCGGATTGGGATTCTTCTTAGTCTTGTAGTCCCTACCCTTAAAGGTCTGTGAGGCTACATCAGTAGGCTGACCCTTAATCATGCCAGCCATCAAAGCCATTAACTTGCGGATGGATTCCTTATCATCCTCATTCTTAATCCCTCTGAGTCTTTTCTCAAAGTTGGACATATGTATCTCACCGCCAGACTTTTGCCCGGTGTATTTCTTAATCAACTCGCGGTACTTGGCAACTTCATCAAGCCACTGGTCATCCACCAACTGATGGGGGAAGACCTTTTGGATAGTCCCAGTAAAGTCTTGGGGGCGCTGAGTTGAGGCAATGTGCTGTGCTGCATCAGGATAGGATAGGGTGAATGGGGTCAAGACCTCTTGGTGACCTAAAGCCTTGCCACGAATCCCTTTCTCATAGGTATTGTGACCCGCGGTGTCGGTCAACTTTGCACCCGGAACCATCTCCCCGGCTGATAAGCCAGTCAGATTGACCTCCATGTTGCGCAACTGTGGCTCAGTAATAGCCCATTGGATGTCCAAGCCATTAGGCAATCCCAAGGGTTGAGTCACCTTAGGTATCTTCATTCGGTTGTTGAACCACTTCCTCATTTCAGGGTCAGCCCTCATTGCCTCCATGGCTGCATCTCGATCAGCAATGCCGGGCCAATTAGAAAAAGAAATCTGCTCCGTTACCCCTGTCTTTGGGTTTGTCTTTGGATAACCTTGAGCAATCAAAGCATCAAAGGTCTGCATATCTTTAGGCTTAATCTTGGTGAAGTCCATCGCCCTTAGGTTGGCATCAGCAAAGTGCATGGCAAAGTTATTGGAGATTGGCCCCATAGCCATGTGCTGCCCAACCACTCGCTCTGGCTCATAGAACTCAGCCACATCCGTAAACTTGTTCTGAGCCTGTTGTGCCGGCCCCTCATTGGATGCCCAGAAGAGAGGGTTCTTGCCACGCGTCTTGCCCAAGCCATATCTTGCCCCACCCTCTTGGATGGATTCAATCCCCTCAATATCCCCAACTCGCTTCAAGACTGAGTCAGAGATGGTCTGGTCACCCGGGATAGCCACATTGACATCACCCTTGCGGGCTTGGTACACATTGGACTGCCTTGCTTTACCTGTCGGCACAACCTCATAGTCCAATCCCTTGACGCGCTCATTCTCAAGACGCGAGCGCCCAGCCAAGTTCTTGGTATCCCCTGCCTTGCCAGACTCCACGTGTTCACCTAGCATCTGCTTAGACACGCGAGTAGCCAAAGCATCTATCTCTGCCTTGGTCTTAGGGGTAGCACGAGCCAAACGCATGGGCAAAGCCCGGTCCGCTTCATTTGCTGCCTTGGCCGTCTTAGCCAGAATATTAAGTGCGCCCATGTTTTACACCGCGTAAGGGTTGACCCGTTTGGGTTTTAAATCTAAATAATCATCATCATCATCATAACGAGGCTCTGGGTTTATGTCTAGGAACCCCATATCTTTAAGCAAGCGAATAGCCTGAGTTGCGCTATCCACATAGTCATCATGGGTGGAATCAGGGAATGAGCATATCTGGCTCAAAAACCCCTCGCACCAGTCTTTGACATAGCCCTTGCGCACTGAGGACTCTGGCAGCCAGACGCGACCAGTCGTAAAGATGGAGGCGGTAATCTGGAGCCGGGTCATCTTATCGGCATTGCCGGGATTCCATGCCCTTACAGGCAGATGCATTGCCCTCAACTCTTGCACTAAAGACAGACCAGATGCCTTTGCCTCCACGAGGATTAAGTCAGGGCGCTTGGCATCCCTCCCCTCACCATAAGAGACACGCCACTCTTCAATGACCTTAGGCTTGAGGTTAGGGAAAGTCAGATGTTCTGCCCAGCAGTCAATCAGCAGCACAGACATGGGGCCATCCATAGGCTTGAACACGCCCCAAGTAGTCATAGCCGTAGGATCGTTGTATTCCTTATCCGTATAGGCGCAGTCATAGGACTGCACAATGTATTCAAACTTAGGGAATGGTCGGTCAGCAGGCCACATCTGGAACATATCCCGGCTGACAACCTTACCATCCTCAAGGTCAACTATCTCACCCATGACCTCTTGCTGATAGAGTTTGCTGCCCTTGTACTGCTCTAATTGCTTGCTGAAGTTGGGTGCAAGGTTAGCCTTATTCTCATAGGTACTGGCTCGGTCAATGACCACATCACCACCCTCTCTGCCCACCAGATCAAGGATCAAGTCCTTAGGCTTGGGCGTAGTAGTCACAATCACTCGAGGCTGAGTGCCTAAGCGCAGACCCATCATCATCATGTCCCATGCCTCCCCAGGCCCCAGATACTGGAATGCAGCCAACTCATCTGCCCAGCACCAATGAAACTGCGGCCCCCTTAGCCGTTCATAGGAATCACCAGAAATGCCGCGAATGATAGAGCCATTGCTCAGTTTGATCTGGTGATCCTGTTTGTTATAGTCGGTCACCAACTCTTGAGGAATGCAAGCAAGTAAGCCTGACTGCCCCTCAAAACAAGTGAACTTGATGTCATTACTGGTTGGAGCCAGTACAAGCCCTCGAGTACCGGGGTTTGTCCAACACCACCACCAAAGCGCCTCTGCTGCCGAGCGCGTCTTCCCCGCGCCCCTACCCGCGAGCATCATCCAGACAGTGTAGTCATATTCCAATGGCGGGGGTATCTGGTACTTATGGGCGCTTGCTATCCATTTTGCATGGGCTATTTGGGCAATCCGGTCATGCTCTGCCTGCGCGTCAAACTCTGCCGCGACCGCTGGGTCTTCAAGCAACTCAGCCAGCACGCTTAGTCATCTCCATGTTCTTAATAATCTCGAGGAACTTATTCGCCCCAGTATCCTCAGTCTTGATGGCTGCACCTCCCTCAACCCCCTCAATGGCCACCCTATCCCCATACTTGGTGGGATGGAACTTTGCCAGCAACTTCAATCGGGTCTCAACCTGTAGGCGGCGAGCATTAACATCGTCCGACCTAATCACCGACCGCAATATTGCCTTAGTCTTGGGGTCTTCCGTTTCCGTGATCCGTTCCGTTATTGTCTGATTGTCCGCAATGTGCAAACACTCTTCAGCAATTGCGTCGTAACCAATATCTCTGGCTCGCGCGATGGATGCGGAAAGATCAGGATTGCGACCCATCCAATCGTAAACAGTCCTCCATGCAGGGAAGCCTTCGTTCTCTCTACATATCTGTCTAAGTGGTATTCCCTCACTTAGTTGTTCACATATGATTCTTGCTATCTTAGGGTCATAGTTAGATGGTCTGCCTATTTTAGGCTTTGTTTTGGGCTTGGGGGATTTTTTGGGGGCAACTGCACCCTGAGCCTTGGCGGCCCCTATAGGTTTCTTAACAGTCTTATTAGTTTCAGGCATTACCCTTAGTCCCCATGAATAGTGAATGATTGCAGAAATCAATTCGCTTACAGTTCGCTATAAGGTGTTGGTGTCCTGCCTTGAACTTTATCGCAGGTTGCCAGTCTCAGGCTTTCGCCACACCAACACGGCTGAAGACTGAGTATCCCCCTATTTTATGAGAGGCAATCTTCATGCGTGTTGGAATCTTGATTTTACTACAGATGAAAAGAAAAGAAAAGTCCTAGTCTTTCCTAGGAGTCAGAGGCTTATAGGTGTCCTCATTCACCATGGGTAACCGAATCGGTTTTGATTCGCTATCAGTTCAATATTGATTCGCTTTTTAGATAAAACAAAGAGTAACCATAAATGCCATAAAAAGAAAGCCTATGATGCATTTTTGCCACAATGGCTCTGCATGGTAATACTCATACTGACTTGGTAAGTCCCTCATCATGTCATCTATCTCATGTCGGTTCATATCCAATCCTTTAAATTTTTAGGTACTTCAATAGGGGGTTGCATCAGAACTGCTCTTGGCTTTGGGGGAGGCTTGCCCCCCTCCTTGACCACATAAACCCACATGACCACAAGCCAAAATAAAAAAAGGAAAAATGCTGCCCATCTCATGTCATCTCCTTGAGGTATCTTCTTGCAGTCTTCTTATCTGCAATAGACATTGGCAAGCCATCCTGTAACCTCTGAGCCAACATCTTCTCATAGGCATAAGGCTCTCTCTGAGCCAAGGATGGGTCTCCAAAGGCTCTTGCCCTCTCTTCAGGGGTGAGGGTTATCCTAGGCAAGCCTAGAACTTCCCTCATGGCTATTTCAGCCTTGAGTTCCTCTATGGTTCTCATACTTCCTCTACAGTAATCCTGTACTGCTTACCATTCCTATCCTCAACCATGATGGTCTTCTTGGTAGAGGCAAACGAACCACTAGGGTCGGTGTCATACTGAGTTCTGCCAACACTTGAGAGCATCCTCTCAGTATCATTAGACTTGAGGTTACTTTGGATTAAGTGAGCAATGTAGTCACAATAAGCCATCCTTACCTTAGGAACTGCATCAAAGAACTGCTTAACGATAGTGTCCATAGTTTCAAAATGTGTCATGGTATTTTCCTTAGTTGTTGAAGTATTCAGAAATTTCATTTTCAATACGGCTTATGTCAGCCTTAGACAATTTGCGTTCTAGCCATGGTGCATAACGACCACGACGGTCACATACAACCCATTCACTGTTGCCATAGTAGTCAACATCAGAGTCACACCATGGGTTGCCATTGCCATCCTGATAATCCTCTACACCAATGATGCAAGGGATGTTTGCCACTCTTGATTCTATTTTTGCTATGTATGACATTGTGTTTCCTTTCGCTTTTATTTACCTAAATGCATTATTGCAATTAGTGAGATTAGTATAACATCAAATTAAACAATGCAACAAATATTTATTGATGTGGCTTGCCCTCCATCTTGAGGTGAGCCAACAACTCATGCAAGGCAAACTCCTTAGTAGGGTAAGCCTTGATGAAGTTCTCAACCTCATGCAGTACATACTCATAACCACTATTGAATCCCTTGATGTACTCTGACATGGTGGTTTCAGACATGAGCCTCTTCCTCCTCTTGTTGTCTAACTAAACTCTGCATCAATCTTTCTGTCAATGGTTTTGCCAATATCTGATCAAGGTGCTTGAAGTCACCCTTGACTGTTGAGTAGTGATACACCCTATCAAGGTAGTCATCACCCTTTAGTTGGTGTCCATGTTGCCATAGACCATGCAAGTAATCTAAAACCTCAAAATAACAATTGTAGGTAACTGAACCAACATAATTACCATCTTTATCTAAAACAGTTGTATGTTTTGAAAAGTAATTGCTTGGCTCTTTGATGTAGCCCCCTTGGGCAATGGCTTGGATAGCCTCTTTGAGTCTGATGGTTGCCATGGTTATGCTCCTTAGATTAATTGGTATTGGTTAGGGAATTTGGAATCTAGGTACTGCTTTGCTTTGTCAATATCAAGCACATTCAGAGTTCTGAATACACCATTGCCATCAGTAAGCAACTTGAAAGTTGTACCTTTCTTTTTGGCTTTGGCTAACTTCTTATCCATCTCAAACTGATTGACAATTTCATCAATCCAAATACCCATTGTCATGGTATATTCTTTCTCCCCATCAAAGCCTTTCCACTTAGGCAAAGACCTTACATAGTTGTGCAAGAGAGCATAGTTTGGGGTTGCTTTGAATACTGACTTGTCATCCCATGTAGAGATGCAATCAACCTTGGGTTCATTGATGTCAAAGCAATCTACTTGTACATCACCCCCATTACCATCATTGTGTACAAAGGCAAACTTTTTACCATCAAGATGCAAAGTGAATTGATAACCACCTCCATCATAAGTTGCCCAAGTCTTAAAACCTTTAATTGTAAAATTTGAATTGTTCATGTTATGTTTTCCTTTAAGTTAGCCCCCGAAAGGGCTATTGTTAGTTAATAATTTGAAATCCACATTTAAATTCAGGATGTGCAAGCAAATTGTGCTTTTTTGCAATTTGTACTAATTGATATTTAGTTTCCATCGATTTTGCAGACCGTATTAAAGATGCTAAAGAAGATGCACCTATATTCATTAACCCATTGTTAATATAAACTTTTGCTATTGCTAATTTTTTAGTTTCATTCTTTGTCATTTTTATTTTCCTTTTAAAGTTAGCCCCCCTTGGGGGGCATTGGGTTTATTTAGATGTAACCTTAACTGAATAAACTGCTGATGCTTTGGTGTACTGAGCAAGTTGCTCAGATGTGATACCAAGGTCAGCACATAATTTTTTGTAGTCAACAACACTTCTGTTGGACTCAATGTATGTAGCCTTGAATAAAGCACCCTCAATAACCTTTTCACCACCTAGGGAGGCTTGGTCTTTGATGGAATCTTTAATCATGTCTGCTTGCTTTGTGAGGTCTGCAATCTGAGCCAAGAGTTGACCCAATGTGTCGATAGAGACTGCTGAGATGTTTAGTGGTGCATTCATTTGTTGACTCGCTTTCTTTAAAGTTACCCAACTAAATTTGTGTTGGTATAGATAATGTAACTTCAAATTAAACAATGCACAAGTCTTTTTTGCAAAAAAGTTGAAAATAATTAAAAAAAAGTCTAAAACTAGGGAAAACCCCTAGAAAAAAGCCTTTCTAAAGTAACATTAAGGGCATCCAACTCACCCATTTTCTTAATTTTCCACATTCTTTTTTGCCCATGCCATCCATTAAATAACCCTTGATGGCAGTCTTTACATAGGGCTACACAGGTATATTGCAGTCCTTGTTCTATATGGTGAGCATCAGAGGGGCCTGGCACATCACAGACAGAGCAAGGCAACTCTTTCACTCTACCCAAATGCTGCCTCTCTATTTTATTTAATTGGTTATTCATTGTTTATCATTTACCCCTTGAGCCTTACTTAGTATGGCTCTAGCAAACAACACATAAGCCTCTTCCATTGTGGCCCCATCTATTACTAGCATAGTCCTAGCAGTGTCTAGGATTTCTTCATCGGTTAACTCACGTTGTTGCTTAACCATTGTGCAAACTAATCGCCACTCCTCAAGCGTAGGCAATATATCAGGGTTCATAATAATTTCTTTATCCCTTTTAAATATGTTAATTGGAAACGAATTGTTAAAGTCTTTTACCCCTTGCCACCATTCATCTGAGTACCTTTTCAAAGAACATCCTCCTTTTTATATTTTCGTTTAATAATATAAGCCAACTTTCTTAATGCTAACCGTTCTATTTGTTCTACTTTGTATCGTGGAAGTTCAAGTATGTAAGCAACTTCCTCTTGAGTAAAATGATTATCAGATTTATATTCTTTTGGCCTCACCTTTCACTCCTTTCTTTTTTTGCCTTTTCACATAATTTAATAAATTCTTTGGGTGCATCTGGATGCCAACCGCCAATGAGTAAATCACAGTTCATTTTGTAAACCTCCTCTTTGCGGCTGACTTCAGACAAATAAATAATAAACCCACAGAATACAATCCACATTGCTATACACCAAAGCATTTGTTGTTTCATAAATTATTTTCTCCCCATTACATTGTTTTCATAATCAGCAATCCGCTGACCAATCCATCTCATTACAGGTACTGCCATAGAATTACCCAATGCTTTATACCTTGGGCCATCTGGGCAATTAGTCTTGATGTTGGTGTAATTATCAGGAAAGCCCTGAAGACGTTCACATTCCACTGGCGTGAGTCTTCTGACAGCCATTGAGGCTTGGTACACAGCATTGACTTGCTGAGTAACCTCTGAGGCTTGCGGAGACCTTGAGGGGTTGTTAGTGGTCAAGGCGGGTGCAATAACAGTCCCTATGGACTCATTAGCACCTCCTACGGGACTTTTAATGGTTTGATTCACATCCGACAGGGTTTGGTTGTAAGTGTCAAACGCAACCCCCATCATGCCCCCAGAGTTGCCCCCTACCCTTAGAGTTGGGGATAAATCCTCAGTTGCATCTCTCCCATCATCAATAGCACTAAAGGCAACTGGTTGCAAGATGCCAATGCCACCCTGTCCCTTGGCGGGGTTGGGCTGAGTGGTGTCCAAGGTCTTGGAGAGGTCAACCTCACGGCAACCACTATCAGGGTTGCTTGACTTCATGGAGTTGCTCTCAGCACTATCAAAGGAAAAAGCCTTGGGATGAATAACCCCAACACCCCCTTGATGCATGGCGGGGTTGCTGCCTGATGCATCTAAAGTTTTAGCGGTATCTGCTTGGGTGACATGAATGTCATCTTTCAACTCTCCCTTGCCGGGAGCAAAGTTATATGCTTTGGGAGCAAGGGCTACGGCATGACCATGAGACTTAGTAAGGGTTGGGGATGGCTCACCCTCATTGAATAGTCCTAAAGGCCAATCATCCCTACCATTTTCGCGCCCTAAAGCATTCTGAGTGCTAATAGGGTAGCAGTCAATTCCTACCACAGGAATATGCCCACCACCAGTACCCATCGCACTTGTCAGAGTAGGAGATAAATTTTCACCAACTGCTGCATTAGGATGTTCTCCTCCAAGTATGACCACTTGCTGATCTTGTAGAGTTGAAATAGTAAAGGCTAAATCATCACTACCAAGATAACCTTTACCACCACCTTCGCAACCTCCACGCACTTTAAATGTGTGTGCAACCATGTGTCGATCAACTGTGGTTAAAGTATTCATTGGTTCGCCATCTTCACCAATGCCCAACCCATTACCTTTTCCATCATTATTTCTATTTTTTCCTCCGCCTTCATACTGTAATGCTTGAGGATGAATTGGGTACGCAACTGCATAAGCAACACCATGTATATCTGTGCTATTTAATGTAAAAGATATGTTTTCATTCCAACCCATTCCTCGAGAATTTTGAGAAGTTGCACCGCCTCCTTGCAAGGTATATGCTTTCATGCCTACAAATGGAACATTACCACCACCACTACCCCATGTTGATGTTACTGTTTGGCAAACTTCTCCCATTTCCTTTACACGACTATCAGAGGCATGATTTTCATAGACTATTGGGATGACCTTAGAGTGATCATAGTTATCAACTCCCTTGTAATCCCTAGCCATCAAAGGCCCAGTTATTCCTCGTCCATCTCCTGAAGCATCAACTCGTTGGGCAAGAAAGGTTTCACTTCCTCCTCCAAGGACTCCTCCGCTTGCTTTGAGAGTTCCTCCGACGTCTGCTGCGCGGTATTGAGCAAGGCTGCTTTCAAAGAAGGCGGCAGTTCTTTCCCTCTTTTGTCGGCTCGGCGGAGGATTCCTCTGCAGGCTGTCGCGCTCAAAAAGTACCGCCGCGGCAGGTCGCCAGTCTCCAAGGTGTCCAATAACGAACACGCGACGCCTTCTTTGGGCCACTCCGAAGTATTGAGCGTCAAGAACTCTGTATGCGAACCCATACCCGAGTTCCCCCAGCCCTCCAAGGAAGGTTCCAAAATCTTTTCCGTCGTTAGATGACAAGACTCCGGGGACGTTCTCCCAAACCAACCACTTGGGGCGAAATCTGTTAGCAATTGCAAGATAGGTGAGCATGAGGTTCCCACGAGGGTCATCCAATCCTTTTCTGAGTCCAGCGACACTGAACGACTGGCATGGAGTTCCTCCGACGAAAACATTGACATTTGTTCCAATTTCCCACTCCTTAAATTTAGTCATATCCCCAAAGTTTGGTACATGGGGGTAATGGTGTTTCAAAACTTCTGATGGAAATTTCTCAATTTCTGAAAATCCAACAGGATTCCAACCTAGGTCATGCCAAGCACAAGTTGCTGCCTCTATGCCAGAGCATACGGATAAGTAATTCATAGTGTTGCTTTCCCTTCTGCTCTGTTATTGGCTTGCTCAGTTCTCCAAATCTCAACTCTGGCTTGCGCCCCAATCAAGTCCCAACGCAACTTCTCTTCAACTTCAATAGCCTCTTTAAGACCCTTTAGCAACTGCACATATTCTTCATGGGCATAAGCCTCGCGTTCCTGTGCGCCAATAGCATTCTCCATTGACCTCTTCATTAGTATTGCCTTGAGTGACTTGCGATACTCCTCAAGGTAACACCTCTCTGCTTTAGCCTTGGCAAACTTCTTACCATTAAGCAATATGTAATCAACTGCATCATGTGGGTTTCTGTTTTCCATAATTAATCCTTTGATGGTTTACGGCACATCCAATAAAACCAGATGCATACTAAAGAAAATGCCCATCCAACAAAACCAGATATGGCAAAAAATAAGACTAAGATATTTAAAAAAGTATCCATTAATCTCTCCTTAAAGTAAACCAATTGAAGTTAGTGGCCATCACATCGTCATAGTTAAACTTGCGACCAAAGCACTGTCTAAATGTAGTCATCTTGTCACCCCACCCAAAGAATCTATCATCATATACAAAAGCCTTGACTGGTACACTTAAACTTCCAAAAATAAAGGCTCTGCCTTTCTCAGTCACACGCCATAGCCCACTTGTCTTGGTAACTATCCCTGTGACTTTTTTATCTTGGGGCCTGGCTTTTGGTGCAGGTTCTACAAACCCCCAAAACTTCATGGTCGCATAGTTCTTCCCACGAACTGCCCAACGTGGTGCCCTAGCACCCATATCTATGTATCCAGCATGGTCAGTATTTGCCACAGTCATCCACTTGAGAGTTGCTGCCATCGTCTCATTGAGGTTGTAGTTATTAATCTTTCCCCATTTATCGCAACACGGGCAATGACCACCATCACCCTCTATGGTCTTTGTCCAGTTGCGTTTTAACTCTGCAAGGAAATCTCTTTCCCCATCAAAAAAATCTAATTGTTCATTCGCTAACATATTTTTCCCTCGCTTTCATCATTTCATATGCATATTCATAAGCAGTCAATGCTGCCGATTCTGTATCCTCACCTCTAAATGCATTGATTACTGCTGGCAATGCAAGTGCTGCAAAGATGTCAATTAGTTTTGGCTCTTCAATCATTCAGCCCCCTCTATAGTTACTTTGACATAACCACCAATTTCTTCAGCCCAATAAATCCTCAAGTCAACTATCAAGCAGTCATCCTCCATTACACCTGCATGGGTGAGTGAATCAAGAATTGCTTTAAGCAAATTATCGAGGTCACGACGCCTGCGGTCTGGTCTAAATGCCTCAATGGTTACTTGCAATGCATAATCAAAATGCTTTGCACCCCTTTGAATTAGAACCTGACTAGCAACTGCTTGGCGATATTCGCGCCCCTTAGCACTAATGAGGACTCGACCATTAACATTGCGCCAATATGTATTGACTGTTGGTGGCCAAGGTAGTTTTAATTCAATCATTTTGTTCCCTATCTTTTTTGTGTTTATCTCGCTCAATTAACTCTTTGGCTTGCCGCTCTAATGCATTCACTTGTTCAGCAATCCTGTCCAAGTCATACTGAGTAATTCTTTTTCCATCTTTTCTTTCTTGTTTTGCTTTCACAAGAAATTCTTTAAATGCCTCAATCATCTCCAGTCACCATCCTCTCCACGATTGCCTTTAGCCCATTGATTCCGAATATCTTTTTCCAAAATTGATCCGGGATGTAATTCATTCCAACCTTTGAAACGCTTACCAGTTCTGTCAATTCCACCGTTGAGCCATACGTGTGCCTGTTGACGATCTTGTATGCGCATCTTGATGATTCCCCGAACGAGACAACGATGGCGGTGTTCATCATCCCCCTCTCCCTCACTCCATGTTCGTCTTGCTGAAATAAAGTCACTCAAAATTCCCCCTTATCATCAAAAGCCATAGGTACTGCATCATGTGAATCAATAAACTGCTGACTGTCTTTGTTGTACCAAAGGTTGTACCATTCCTCTGCCTCACCATTTCTCTGCTTGTGGCACATCAGCATGGCATCTGGGGTAAATTTGTCAGCAGAACCTTTTAAATGCATATCATGTTCTTTCTTTTTATTTCTCCATACCATTAACACGTTATCAACTTGGTCTGCAATTGCACCAGAACCTTTCACATCATTCTTGTTAGGCATAATTTCTTCACTAGCCAATTTACGAATGTGATGGATTAGATGGATGTGAATGTTGTGGTCACGTGCTAAAGCAGTCAACTCATCCACAAAGTATTTCTGTGCGTTGTAGTCATCCTCGCCCGGAACACACTTCATCAATGAATCAACAAAGAAATGCTGCACTCCTAACTCCATAGCACAGTACCTTGCAACTGCTATAACTTGCTGAGAAGTAACAGTGCCTTGTTGGTCATAGAGCCATAATTTGTCAGCAACAAAGACTCCAAGCCTTGCAAGTAACTTTTCAAGGTATCTATCCTTACCCGTAAATCTTGGGGCATCAATGTTTTCTCCCGCAAACTGTCTGAGCATCCGATACATAGTCCTTTTGGGTTTCATCTCAAAAGATGCTATACAAATCTTTTGCTTTTGCTTAATCAAGCCCATAGCAATTTGCCCTGTGATAAGGGACTTGCCACCACCATTTGACCCCGCATAAAGGGTAACCTCACCCTGTCTAAACTGAAATGTTGAATGAGTCTTAGACCATGGCATTGTTGTAAACTTCTCATGCACAGGATGATGGATTTCTTGCTTTAACTCATCAAGCCATATTTGAGCCTCTCTAATTTTTTGAGACACATCATTGGCTTTAAGGTACTTATCAAAGTCAACTTCATTTGGCTTGAGCAGTCTGACCTTTCTCATGTCATCCAACTCTTTAGCCCTCTCAACTACATTAGATGTTTGCATATCGCATCACCTCTTCAATTCGTTGTTGTGCAACCTTGAGCCGCTCCCTATCACCCTCTTGAATCTTTTTACCTTGGCTCATGTCATATGCACAGATTGACACAACTAAGCATTCAAAGGAAATAATTCTTAACAAGTCACTTGCATAGAATGCAGGTTTCATAGGTTTCATGCCCTGTTTCTCACCAACCCATTCCCTCTTGGGTGGAAACAAATCACCCATGTCCATACCGATAGAACCAATTACATCAACAGTTGAACACCCACCAAAACAATGTATCAAAACCCTACCATCTTCACCCTCTCTAACTGCTAGAGATGGGGACTTGTCTTCATGGGATGGACAACAAGCAGTCCATGAACCATTCCTACCCTTGACCTTTTGCAGTCTTGAGAGCAACTTCTCAACAGGTGTCATATGCCCCTCCTAATTGGAGTTAACTCCACATCATCTTCCCATCTTCTTTGGTTGATGTAAGTCAAAGGGGCGGGTTCAAAGCCTGTCAGCCATTGTTCTGATTTCTTTAAACTTGAAACGTGCCAAAAAATTTTGTCGGCTACCTCATCCAACTTGTTTCTAATCCATTTGGTCTCACAAGTTGACTTTGCAACCTTGCGTTTTGATGTTGGCCATAGTTGCCAAAACTCGTCGAATTTCGACGATGTAGTTATATTCTTCTTCTGTATCTGTATCTTCTTAGGGTTCGTATTCGTATCCGATTCGGTTACCGATTCGGTTTCGGTTGGTTTAAACTCTTTATTTACAATGCTTTTCGGTCTGCCACCCCTTTTGCCAATCTCTCTGTTAGTTGCAACTTGAGATTGATATTTTGCTATTTCAGCATCAGCACGATAGTTGTGATAACCATCTTCTTGCTTGTCAAAGAACTCTACCAAAACCGATTCGGTTTCCTCAATTTCCATACCAATCTTTCTTGCAACCAATTTCACATCATGTGCAATAGGCTTTTCACTCATGTAGTAAAGGTCTAGAAGTCTGCGATAGGCAAGGTCTTCAGCATCAGAAATATGTTTAGTGTGGGTGATGTAGTCACCAATGTGGAATTTGTACCAAATCATTTCAGTTCCCCAAAAATATCAGGTCTCAATGTTGTCCTCTTGACCAACCCCTTGGTATACCTCTCTATTGCCCCACTTAACTCAGGGCTAGGCATTTGCCTTCCACTTATCACTAGACTGAGCCATGTCTTGCTCACCCCTAGTTTTTTAGCCATGGCAATCTTTGCTCCCCGCGGCTTTGCTTCAAAAAATTCATTTAATGTCATTGAACCCTCCATAGTTGGTTTAATCTCATCATACACCAAAAAAAAGATTGTGCAAGCCTGTTGTATTTTTATATTAAATTTGGTACAGTCAAGACTTGTTTAACTCGAAAGCGAATTATGAACCCAATAGATAGAGATCAGCAAGACATGAATTTGATACAGGATGCATTACTCAATAGAAAAGATAAGAAAACGCCATGTTGGCCGTATCTTTTATTTTGGGGTGTGCTTTGGACAATCATCATCACATTGACTGTGAGGTGGTAGATGCATAACGATGCTGAGATGCACCAACTAATGTTGGAGAGGCAACAAATACTTGAGGAGGCTCTAGAACGGGCTGAGACAGGTGTTGCAACACAGGAGGATTGGGACATCATTCGCTATGAATGTGGATTGCCCAAGAGACCTTTAGTAACTTTAGAAACTTTAACCTTAACTAGGAGCGAATAATGGCTTTGATAGCGAAAGAAAGTGGTGGCAGTAGCACCTTTACCCCTGTACCCCAAGGTATGCATCTTGCAAGATGTTATCGAGTGGTTGACCTTGGCACTCAAAAAAGTGAGTACCTTGGGACTATAAAACATTTACCAAAGGTTATGTTGCAGTTTGAGGTATTTGGTGAAGATGAGAGTGGCAACCCTATTCTGACAAATAAGGGTGAACCCATGACCATCAGCAAGAACTTTACTTTGTCCTTGGCTGAGAAAGCAACCCTTCGAAAGGACTTGCAGACTTGGAGAGGCAGAGACTTTACTGCTGATGAACTCAGAGGTTTTGAATTAAAGAATGTTCTTGGTGCATGGGCAATGATTTCTGTTGTCAAGGCAGAGGGCAATAATGGCAAAGAGTACACCAATATTCAAGCCATCTTATCTGTCCCTCAACAAATCAAAAAAGCGGGTCTTCCTGATGGTCACAATGCCCTTGGAATCTTCTCTATTGATGAACCTGACATGACCATGTTTGACACCTTTAGTGATGGACTTAGGTCAAAGATTGAGGGTTCTCCTGAGTGGCAACAAAGAAATGGCAAATCAGCCCCAACCCAAGCATCTACAAGTATTAATGACTTGGATGATGACATCCCATTTTAAGGAAACATATGACCATAACAACACCTACCATTAGGGCTAGTGAGTCAAATCATTGGTATACCCAAAATGGTGAGCCGCAATACACTGTGCCATCCAAAAAAGATGGCTCTCCTAGGGCAACTACACTTCGTGATGCTCGCACCATGGCTTTGGTGCCCTCAGTGACCACAGTTCTGAACATGGCGGCTAAACCCGCCTTGACTGCTTGGTTGCAACAGCAAGTTCTGTATGCAGCCCTAACCCTTCCTCGACGCCCCGACGAACCTGAAAAAGAGTACATCGACAGAATAATCAACGACTCTAAAGAACAGGGTCGCTCGGCGGCGGATGCGGGGACTGACATCCATGCATCCATCCAAGGCTACTATGAGGGCAACTTTACAGGCAAACACAATGAGTCTGTGACTGCTTGCTCTAAGGTTATCTATGACATTTTTGCTGAACAGGATTGGATTTGTGAGAGGTCTTTTGCCCATGCTGATTTGCGTTTTGGGGGCAAGTCTGATCTTTATACCAATGAGGGAGATGGAATTGTCTTGGATATTAAAACCAAGGAATTCACCGATTCAGATAAGGTAGAGGGGTATGACGAGCATCTAATGCAATTGGCGGCATATAGGGTGGGCCTGGGTGTTCCAAAGGCTCGATGTGCCAATGTTTTTGTTAGCCGTAATGTCCCAACCTTGGCAGTTGTAAAGGAGTGGAGTCAAGATGACCTTGAACGTGGTTGGAAAATGTTCATGGCACTACTTGAATTTTGGCAACTCAAGAACAAATTTTAGCCATGGAAAAAATACAGGCATTCAAGACTAGCGATGGGAGCATCTTTGATGATCATATCCAAGCAGAGAAACATGAGATGTTTCTTAAAAAGGACATGATTGTTGAAGAGTTCCTAGATAGTGACCTCAACCCTTATAGTGGGACTCAGAGAGTTATTGCTAGAAACACAATCATTAATTGGGAACTATGGAAGGTAAAAAATGTTAAGTGATGCAACAATTAAACAAATCTATTTTTATTGTGATGAAAAACTACCAAATGCAGTCTATGCAGATGAAGTAGATATCATTCAATTTGCTCACAAAATTGAGCAATATGTGGCAATGGCGTATGCTAATAAAGAACACGCCCGTTGTGTAGAGATTGTCATGGACATGAACCGCGCAGTTGGTGAGGCTTTAAATAATCAACGCCCCAAATAGGAGTACCCATGGACATTACCCTTATCAGACACCTTGCAAAAGAGTATCAAGAGGGCAACAGAAACCCAGAGACAATCTTGGCTATTGCTTGCCTAGAGGCTTATGAGCAAGGGTTTGAAGAGGGTGTCCTAAAAACGCAAGAGACTCATTACAATGCACAGATTTTGTTGCATTGCACCGCGGGAAATGCATAAAAAAAGCCCCCCGTGAGGGGGGCAAAGAAGGAGAGTGGCAACTGCTCCTCACGTGAAATTATTGTTGTGGCTCTTCAGCCCATGCACCTTTCTTACCAAAATAGTCATGGGCTAACCAAACTGGAATCATACCTAAGCCACCTACAGTTCCTATACCTTTTGCCGCCATACCTGCGGGGCCAACGGGTGGGGTCATTGACAATGCGCCAAAGGCTGCCTCAATCGTACCCAATACGGCACCTGAGTAATCACCTTTTTTGTATCGGTCAATTGCCTCATCAATAGACAAAGCAGTTCCTGCACCAGACAATGTATTAGCAAGCACTGGTGACTTGGCTAGTTTATAGCCTAACTGTTGAGCAACACTAGGCTTAGACTTAGCGGCTCTCTCTACTGCTTTTTCGGCAACATTGGCTCCAGACTCTGCTTTTTGAACAGCAGTCTGTGCGGATTTTGCCTCTTTAAGTCTTTGATTGGTTTCTCCAACAGCAGACCCAGTTGTTCTACGAGCCTGTTGGGCTTTCCTAACGCGTTCTTCTGCAACTAATCTTTTTTGCTCTGCCTCTGCTGCTATTCGTTGTTGCTCTATAGCCTCTCTAGATTGTTTTTCAGCCAACTCTTGCTCAAATTTTGCAGTTCTTTCATCTACTATATCTGATGGAACCATTAACTGACCGGGCTTTGGCTCAGTCAATTTCATGTCCGTTTCGCCGAGTTCTTTAATTTTTTCTAAATTTTCAAGGTCTCTATCAAGCAAATACCTAGCCCCTGTTGGGCTATCTTTTGTTTTGTTTGTAGCCAAATCAAGAATAGCCTCAGGCACTTGATGTTTTTGACCAGCCTCTTGAATCATCCAATTTCTTGTACCTGAATCTTCTATAATTTTGGGGCCTGATGCTCTGCCGGGGCGCGCTTCTTCAGCAACAGTTGCAGCACTTGTTGGAGCATTTCCAGCAGTTTTAGAAAAAACTTTTGCCTCTGCCTCCGCGGCTTTTAACTCATCTGCTGCTTGCATTGCCGCAGTTTGACGAGCCTTAAATTCATTCTCAAGGTCTTGAACCGATGCCCCAGAGCCAGTTTGTAAGTTTCTTTGAGCCTCAACTAACTTGTCTCTAGCCATTGCAAATTTTTCTTGGGCAGATACCAAACTAGGACTAACTGGTCTCTGTGGATTTACTAAGGCTTTTTCAATTGCCCCTTTACCAAACCCAAGACCTGCACCCATCCCCGCGGCATCAACAAGTTCAGACTCACGCATGGTCTGCACTCTCTCTCCAGCAGGTGGAGCAGGCTCTTCGCTAATGCGTTCAGCCTCTGTCTTGCCTGAGTCAAAGGGATTAGTCTCATCCCTCCTAGGCATGACATTATTGACTAGTGCATATGCACTGTTAATCTTTTTACCATAAGTCTCTGGGTTGTCAGCATAAGAGCCATTGACTCCTTGTCCTAAACCCATAGTAAACTTTTCTACATCTGAACCAGCATTGATGGCTTTAGGATACATCCGTTTTATAAAGTCAACATAGTAGTCAGCAAAGACCTCTGGATCTTCAAACTGCATATACTTCTCGCGCTTTTTAGTGGCATTATCCACAGCAAATGTGCCAGAGCCAGAGAAGTCTTTAATGTTTCCTAGGTTGTAGGAATTAGGAATAACAGACTTACCCCAACCAGTCTCTAAGCCAAACTTGGCAAGGAGAAGAGCGGGGTCAACACCAATCTGACTACCAATTCGTTCGGCTATAGGGCCATATTCTTTGGCAAAGGTCTCTGGGGTATATGCTTTTTTTTCATCTGCCATAATTATTTCTTCCGCTTAATGACGCCATCTACATCTTTATAAAGGCTACCTTGTGGCAGATTAACAAATACAGGATCATCTGGTCCTTTTATTTTTGGTGGTTGACTAGGGGCTTCATTTGCAGAATTAGCCTTAGATGGTTCAGTTGCAGGATTGCTGGCATCTTTAGGAGCAATTACCTTAGGCGCTTCAGTCTTAGATGTATTTACTCTACCCAATAGGTCTGCATTTGCCTTGCGAATGCGGTCAGCCTGTTGATCATAATGGTCACGAATTACGCCCAACTCATCAGACTGTAAGAATTTACGGAATGTGCCTCCGGGATTCTTATCAGTATAAGCAGTCCAAGCCTTGTGAACTTCTTGGTCAAATTTAGAATCAAGGATAAGAGCCTCAGACTTGAGGCGAACCACTCGAGCCGTATCATTTGATAAGCCTTGTAAGTCATTAGTAAGGCGACCCTCACTCTCAGTAATAGCACCTTGACCTTGGAGCAGTTTGCGGGACTGAACTTGGAGTTTAGCCACAGACTGTAGATACAAAGTTAATGCATCTCGATCCTCTGCATTCAACTTATATGTTGCCAATTGCTGCATAGGAAGTCGGACTGCCCCACCGGGAGTTGATAACCCCTCCTGCAAAGCACGCCCAATTGCATCCTTAATGCCGGGATTGTTAAGCAACTCAAATGCTCTTGGGTTGTTTTTAGCAAATGAAATCATGTCATTTGCAGTATTGATGTTTGTTCTAGCCGCAAGGAATGAAGTATCTAACTGACCAATCTTCTTGGACTCTTCTTCATTCTGACGCTTAATTCGATCCGCATTGAGTTCTTTTTCAATCTTCTCTTCTTCAGGAGTCTTAGGGGCTTGACCGGGTTTGTTCTCAATCCAATTCTTTTTACGAAACCAGTCATTTTCAATCTCTGGATTGCCTGCCTCATCAGCCCTTTTCTTAGTTGCTTCCCATTCTTTAAATACGCTATAGGGAACTTTTTTAGGGCCTACAAAGCGACCAAAATCAACCTCAATGATTGTGTCAGGGTTTTGTTCTAAAAACCGTTGTTGGCTGCGAGAGTAAGGGGTGTTGCCAATTTGAATGACATCTTCCCTTTGCATCTTGGCTTGCTCTCTAAGGCTATCACCAAATTCTTTACCACCAATCTCATAGGCAATAGCAATGTCTTCATCCGTAATCATCTTAGTTTTACGGGGTGCGCCAGTCTGAGTTACGGCACTACCACCCCCAGGCCCCTCACCCTTGGGTGCGCCCGCGGCTAGATTAGTCCCGGTAGTGCCAATCTCAGTTTGACCTGCGGCAGTTGGAGTGCGTTCTATACCAGAGCCTAAAGTGGTTTCTTGACCCATACCAAGTCGGTTAGCCATGAACTCACTCATTAAGTTTTGCTTGTTCAAAGCCATTTTCTTTTCTTGCAAATCTAACTTCATCTTATTGTAAGATTGCTCACGGACTGCCTCTTTTTCAGCCTCATCAGCAGCCATATCGGCGGCATAGCCCATAGACTCACCAAAAGAACCAGTCTTTGTAGGCTTGGCAAAGCCAGCCGCCATCTTCATCAAGACAGGGTCAAACATTCGGTTCTGACGCGTTCCTAGGCTCTGCTGGAGCAAATCAATTTGATTTGACATGGCTTGCCTTTCCTCGCGCAATTTACGCAAGGAAGAGGTTGCAAAGTCTTCCTGAGGGGCTTCCTCATTATCCATGCCCGCTATCCGGGCAGCATTCATTCCCACATTAGGTGTTTGCCCCTGTGGTTGTGCAGGGGGTGCTTTAGGTGGGGCTACTGCATTCAAACCCCCTTGAGGTATATCTGCCATGTTTACTCCACTAGAGTGCCAGTTGCATCATAAAAATTACCACGACCATCATGGTAAGCCGCTCCCTCAGGAGGATTAGTTGGGTCAATATAACCACCTTCACCCTTATAAATTACCCCGCCATCTGCTTTAGGGGTTGGGGTAGGATTATTAAGGAATGAACCAAGCCCAGAAAGTAAGGTTGCAATTTGAGATAAAGGTGAATTGGAATAAGCGCCAGCAACTGGGCCAACAGACTGTTTAGTCTCACCAGTAGGAATCTGATACTGCCTCATTAATTGAGAATAGGCTTGTGCTTGGGCCATAGGGTAATCAAGCATTTTTTGACCTAAAGCCTGTTGCTGACCACCATAATCACTCAAGGCTCTTAATCCACCAAGACCAAGTCCTTGTTGCTGAGTACCTAAATTTCCAAAGGCTTGCCCAGCCTGTAAAGCGCGAGACAAGTCATTCTGAGCCATTGTTCCAGCCTGTGTATAACCTGACTGCAATGCACCCATTTGCTTACCAATTAAATCAGCCTGCATATCTCGCAAAGCATTACCAGTAATTTGAGATTGACGGCGAGAGCCAAATTGACCAGTTCCAATAGCCGCTCCACCTAAATTAGGCAATACATTTTCTTGAATGTTGCGTTGTTGTAGACGCCCCATCTCATTAACCACACCAGAGGTGTAGGGATTCATGTAGTCGCCAATGACATCAGGAACTGTTGTAGCACCCGCTTGACCTAAAAGTTGAGAGCCTGCACCCATAGACCCAGCACCTGCAAAAGCAACGTCTGGAGCCATCTGAAAGGCTTGCTGTTGTAATGGGCTAAAGCCAGCCACGCCGCCTTGTTGGACAGCATTCTGACCCAAGTTTGCAATGTCTTGGAGGTAGTTGGTATAGAACTCAGGTGCAGTCTGTTGGGATTGAACCGTCTGGACTACATCTGGTAGCGGATCACCTTGGAGTAAGCCAGCCATTATTTTGCTCCTTTAAGGTATGAGGTTAGAGTCTTTGTTTTAGGTGGAATCTTATTAATTGGTGCAGAGCGTTTGTGGGCGCGAATGCTCTCACGGAACTTATCCAAAGCCTGTGCGCCAGCCTTAGTTGAACCATTACCAATCTGAGCAACAGTCTCAGCATCAATGACATATTCACCATCAGCAAGCATTGCTGGAATGTCATCCGATTGTCCATCACCCGGACCATGTACTGGTGCGCCATCACGGAAGTTTAAACGACCATTTGTAACTGGAACATTTGACCATGCAGGCAGTCCACCACTACGCATACCCGGCGGTTTCATTCCCATAGGAGACATACCTTGTGGAGGCATACCTTGCGGCCCCATGTTCTGCGGAGCCATACCCTGTGGTGCCATTCCTTGTGGCTGCATACCTTGAGGGGCCATACCCTGCGGAGACATCCCTTGAGGTGGCATTCCTTGTGGAGCCATGCCCGGCGCGCTTAATCCACCCATAGCGGGTTGTTGAGGCTGTTGCATTGGTTGTGGGTTGTACAAGTTTTGCATTGGGTCAACAGGCTTACCATAAGTAAAGTAAGTATTATCTGAATTGCCTAAGCCGCCTTGAGGTTGACCGCCATCAGCCATACCCTCTACCTCTTCTGTTTCTGTCACATCTTCAATAGGAGTATCTATATCTGTGGTCTCATAACCATAGTCACCCTCATTCACAGGGTTAAAACCCGGAGCATTGAGGTTTTTACCCAACTCAGTACCATAAAGGTCTGGCATCTCCTCAGGAGTTCCATAGTCTTCATAATTAACAAACTTAGCGGGGCCTACACCAAAATCAGTTGTACGCGGATTGATATTACCTACTTTAGACATATCAAGGGCTTGTTGGTTTTGACCGCCACCGCCACCTAAAATGTCAGAGTTGCCAAGCAAAGAGCCAAGTATTGCACCCGCAGCACCAGCACCTAAATAGCCAGAGCCTCCAATTAAGTCTTGGATTTCTTGCCAAGTGCTTTTTTGTTCAGCAGTTTTCTTTTGCTCATCAATAAGGTCTTTGGGAGTTTGCGGCTTGGTAGTAGGGTTCATTCTTGTGCCGCCCGTACCACCCACATTGGTAATTGGCTTAACATCAACACGACCACCACCCAATGGAATTACGCTTCCGCTTGGGTCGTAGACAGTCATGTTTCCATAACCATCGGTCACAATGTAATTACCCTCATCGTCCCTTGTGGTTTGATAACCATCAGTTGTACTAGACACATTCCCATCAGAGTCAAATGTCATGGTGCTGCCATCATCAAATGTCTGAATGTAGGAGCCATCATCAAAATATTGAACCCCCGGAGTTGGCGTGAAATTTGGGGGGCCATCACTCTCTTCAGAAATTCCACTATTTTTTTGAGGTAAATTATTTAAAAATTCTTGTAAATCATCTTGATTTGCTGACTCAAGATAGCCACTGTTTTGATAATTTTCAGCAGTATCTACTGGGCCATAGACAACATCACCATCAGCAAAGTGTGGGACTCCACCATTTCTCATCATTGTTATTAAGCCTCCACGCTTGACCTCATAGTCATCTCCACCATCGTAAGTAAAGCCAGTATTGTCTGCTAATAAATAATCATTTTCATTAGGAAATTCTTCGGCTATGATAGTGTCATCATTATATGTTGGCCCGATTCTTGAATTTATATCGTTATCATCATTCGGTAGGGAAGGCCCAGTATCAGCCAAATTCCAAGTACCATCATCAGCCAAATTCCAAACTTCATTAGTATCAGGGTCTGTATAAGTGTTGTCAGCAAAATGAGTTGTATCCTCTTCTTCATAAAGAGAATAACCATCATCACCTTTAGTTGCAAATAGATTGCCATCGGCTGTATAAATATTGCCATTTGAATCTTCAAAATAGCCATCACCAATATCATTCATGCCATCTGTACTAGCAACAGTTGTATCGCCAATACTACGAGTATTCCCCGTTGGTGTAGTTGTTTCAACATCTTCATCAACCTCTGCGGCGCGATAAAGTACAGATGTACCATCAGGCATAGTCTTATAAGTGTTGCCCAAAGAATCGGTGGTGTATTCGTCTTCAGAAACATCGGCGGCACGATAAAGTGATGAAGTTCCATCAGGCATAGTTTTGTAGACGTTACCTAAAGAGTCAGTTGTGAACTCTTCTTTGTCATCACCAAAACCAGTTCCTGTTGGCAATTTAGTTGTTGGGTTTATTGTGCTTGTAGTTGGCTTTGTTGTACTAGTGGTTGGTTTAGTTGCAGTTCCACCAGTCACAGGCTTTGTAGCAGTTCCACCCAGTGTAGGCTTTGTAGCAGTTCCACCCGATGTAGGCTTGACAACGCTTGTAACTTTATTTCCACCTGTTAATTTATCAATAACTGCTTTAGTTCCAGCACCAATAACTGCACCAGTAGCACCACCAGTTAGAACTTTAGATAAAGTGCTACTACCTGAGGGTGTTGTTTTAGTCACAGTAGGCAACTTACTTGTACCAGTTCCAGTTCCCGTAACAGAAGTAGTTTTAGTTGCTGGAGTTGATACCGCAGGCTTAGTAAATGATGTCAAAGGTTTAGATGTAGAAGTGCCAGCCTTAGTCTTACCTGTCATTACAGAACTTGGCTTTGCAGTTGTAGTCGTTGCTTTTTTTGTCAAAGATGCAGGTGTTGTCTTGCTACCTAAGGTAGATATAGCCGTACTAGTTGTGGGCGTTTTGGTAGTTGAAATTGGTTTAGAACCACTTCTAACATTAGTAATTTTTGAAGTGCCAACCAAAGAAGATGCAGGTCTAGCCCCAGTGCCTAAGCGAGGACTATCTACTGTCCCTCGAGTAACACTAGTTATTCCACGAGCCTGAGGCAATGATTTATTTGATGTACGTTTAGATAGAATTGCCATGGCTTAACCTTTTCCCAATAGTGCTGTAAGCCCAGAGATATTTGTCAATGGGGTTAATTTTGTAACATCCATTTTTTTAGGAGGGACATATGCAGGCGGTTTTGCAAATTGAGATTTTTGCATTGCCGCCATTTGTTGGGCAGTCATCGTCTTAGGCTTAACCGCGGTCAAACCACTTGTAGGTTTAGGTGCAGCAGTTGGAGTTTTAGCCGCTGTAGTTGGGCGAACCACATTCTTTGTAAGACCTTTAGTAAGATTTTGACGTATTAAATTTGTTCCTGTTGCAGTCAAAGCCCCTGTAGCCCCTTTACCAAAATTAGATAAGAAATCATTTGGTTTCTCTTCTATTAAACTTGCTGGTTTAGTTCCTGTTGGGCTAACTGCTGGAGTGCTTTCTCCAGAAATGTCTACAGGCTTATCTTCTTCAACTAAAGCCTTAACTTGAGCCAAGCCACTTGTATCAGCCGCAGAATTAACATCAATATTTGCACTTGTATCCACAGGAGCAAGCCCTGATACGACTGGTGTTGTGACTAGAGTTTCAATTGGCGCAGTAGGCGTAGTAATGTCTTGAGAGACAGTAGCCAATCCACCCGTAGGAGTTGTATCAGTTGTCTCTGTTGTTACCCTAGTAGGGCTAACAGTATCAATCGTATCTGTTGTATCTGTTGTATCAACTGTATTTGTTCCAGTTGTAGTTGTTGCATCAACTGGCTTAGAAGTATCAACTGTGGCAATTAAATCAGATACATCAGGCGATAATTTAGCATCAGGAGTCTCTGTCCCAGAAACTGCCTCATCTCCACCTGCGCTCTTAACAAAGTCAGTAATCTGACCAGTCAGCATATTGCCGACATTGCTTGCGCCTACATTGAGAAGGTCATTGAAAATCTTATCCCCATCCTTACCCTGAACAAGGTCACGGGTAACTGTAGAGGCAGCACTTCCAAGCAACTTAGAACCTGTTTCATCACCTACTTCATTACCAACAAAAGAACCTAAAGTACCCGCGGCAAGCCCCTCAACATTCAAATCTCCTGTACGAGCAACTTGACCAATTGCTTGACTTGCTACTTGACCAGCCAATTTAGAGCCAGTCTCTGCCGCAATCTCAGACCCAAGGAATCCAGTTCCAGCAGATATTAATGTGCTTTGAAGAGCGGCATTAAAATCTCCTCCATTAGTAGCCGTATTGACTGCCAACTGCCCAGCCATTTTTTGTAGCATTGGGTCAGCCTCAGGGAGCAAAGTCTCCCCAATGGTACTCATAATGTTACTTGCACCCTCTGAAAGAGTGCTAAACATATTGCTCATACCCTCAACAGTTGTGCTTGCTGCTTCAGCAAATGAACTAACACTTGCCGCGCCCTCAGATGCGGCAGTTACCGCCTCAGCAACACTTGCCCCTTCACTTACAAGGCTTGCTGCCTCTGTAGCCTCAAGAACTGCACTAACACCCAATTCTTCAACAACTGCACTAGCAGCAAAGGTCTCTGCACTTGCAACAGCGGTAACCGCCTCAGTTGCCTCAAGAACAGCAACTCCAGCCTCAACCGCCTCTGCGGCTCCGGCTACCTCTAAAATAGTTGCGGCAAAACCAGCCTCTGCGGCAAAAGCCGCCAAAGCATATGGGGCGGCAATAGCGGCAACAATAAGGATTGGATTTTCAGCAATAGTCTCAACAACTGTCTCAGCAACATCAACAACTGTCTCAACAACATCACCAACAAATTCAACTGCACCCTCAACTACATCTGATATGGCTTCAATAACGGCACTCATTTTTGCCCTCCTCTGGCTTTGCCAAGGACTAGCGTGACTTGAAAGCCACCATCTTTAGTTTTCTGGGTAGCAAAACCCATATTCGCAGGTTGATCACGGCCAATGGCATTAAATATATTTAAAATGGTTGGGTCGGAAAATTGTGTTACGACCACATCAAATCCAACTTTGTAGGCAGAATCTGCAAAAATTCGGCTATTCTCTAAAAAGTTACGAGCAGTATCAGCATTTAAAGCGCGAAAGAATCCATATCCCGGCTCTTTGGTCTTATGCACTACAAAAATAGTATTACCATGGCGCATCTTCCAAATATTAGGCAAACTGAATTCAACAGTCAGCATCTCTTTGACCTCTTTGACAGGACGACCAACCTTGGTATTCTCAGCAGCAATCTCAATGATTTGCTCACTTGTCAATTCTTGTTGTTTGCTGTCAACCATCTGCATATCAAAGCCCTTTAAAAATTGCGCTGGAATAGATATTACCCATACCCGCGGCTAGACTTAGCACCAACCCATCTGGGGGGCTTGTCGGTTGCGAAAGATAAACCGAGTCGGTTTCGGTTCGGTTCTCAATTGCAGGGACAATTCCATTTCTGATGTCTTCTAGCAATAATAATGTTTCTAGCAATCCACTGCTACCCATTGTGTGACCTATTTTCTGCTTGTAAGAGGTCGCAACAAATGCTTTTAACGTGTTACTTAAAGCATTTTTTTCAGACACATTGTTGGAATGCGTTCCAGTTCCATGTGTTTTTACAATTTTAATATTTTCTGGCTTAGTTTGGGTAATTTCTAATGCACCCTCTATAGCCTTTATAAAACCCTCACCATTTTCACATTGACCTATAGCATTAGTTGAATTCTCGGATGCGCTATATGCCCCAATTAACTCAGCATAAGGTTTAATTCCTTGCATCTCTACTGCTTTTGCAGACTCAAATACCGCCAAAGCCGCGCCCTGACCAATTCTGAATCCAAAGTTAGTTGAGTCAAATGCGGAGGGTTTAATTCCCTCTTCCTCTTGTTTATTGGTCAAAACCGCTTTAGCCTCACCAAAAAATTCCAAAACTGAATTGGTAATTCCATCTTCTACAGTCAAAACAATTACTCTTTCAAAACCATAGAATTTCATTAGAGTCTGCACATCCATCATTACTTTTAGGCTTGAGGCACAAGCAGAGGCATCAGTTACCACTTGGTCTATATCCCCAAAGGACTGAGCAGTACGCCCGGCAAAGACTTGGGTTAGGCTGAAAGGAAGAAACTTATAAATATAGTTAAGACGGTTGTCTGGATAAGAACGGGGGCCAATACCTGCAAAGTGAGCATTCCCACCCGCTAAAATAAAGGCAGTCTTACCCACAGGATTGTTTCTTAAATACTCAACAAGGACTGGGTCTAATACCTTGTCAGCCAATCGATGGGGTACATAAAATAACCCGCTCTTAGTTCTGTTGTAAGATTCAGGAAACCAATGAACTTTTTGGGGGTAAACTACATCATCAAATAACTCAATACTTGTTGTTGAGAGAGTACGATATTGCGTTAAAAACATTACTTGCAAGCCTCCAAAGCCTTTTCTACTGACTCTGGCTCTTGAGTTTTTCGGCTCATCAGCAAGTCATATAGTTCTTTAACTGTCTTTGGTGCCCATGTTTTAGTCTCATCATCATCAGGGATGCCATAGAGTTCACACAAGTACATCAGCATCACCAAGCCATCCAAACTGTCTAATCCAATATCCGCAAAAGCATCTTCCATACTCGTTGCAAACACAGGGTTTGAATGAGCGGGGCGGGCTAATTTGGCTATGGCATTAAACAGTTCAATAAAATTCATACTTGGAGTTCCGTTGGTTGGTTAACGGCGCCAACAAGTGCTTGCGCCCAATCTTCCCAATTATTAAATACATAGGGGCCTGGGATACCCTCATTTGTAAAAATATCAATTGCTTTAAGACCAGATGCCCATTCTTTCCAATCCGTATGCTCATTAGGTATTGCTAACTGTTGACCTGCATATGCCTCACACATCAATGATGCCCATGACTGAAAAGTCTGAAAACGGGGGTCATATACAAGTGCAAGCGCCATATTAACTTCCGTAAGGGCGAACATCGCCAATAGTTGCATTGAGGAGAACTTTACCCATTTGGTAATCTCCACCTTGCTCATTACTCACAAAACGCAAGCGTATCTCTCTTCTTTGCTCTCGCATATCTATCTTTCCCGTATCTGGTTCAAAATAGTATGGATCAGAAGTCACATCTTGAGATTGAGCAAATGGTCTACCCGTAATCTGCACACTCATTGTTCCATTTTGAATAAAGTCAGGTTCAATACGCTCTATCCTTAACCAATAATTTTCCCCAATTGGAGCAGTTTGAGATGGGCCGCCTTGAACTAAACCAAGGTCAGATGTTTCAAAATAACTTTCAATTGCATTAGCCTCTTCGTTAATAACTTCATCAGTTCCAATTTCGTGTTGCCACAAAATAACTTGACCAGCCACAGTTTCAAAATTTGCAGTCTCAACCAATGTTGCTGTTGCGTTTGCAGATAAAGTTAAATTCAAACCAGAAAATGACATGGTTCCTGATACAGCACTACTGTTGACTACGGATAGCGTAATGGTCGTTCCCACAATCGTGGTCACAATAGCGTTTGTGCCAATGCCTGTGCCAGTCACGGATTGATTTAACACAATACCAGTTGCGCTACTGACCACAATAGTGCTTGCCCCAGAAGTGCCAGTTGCTGTCGGTGATGCCGCATTAGGTGTAATCAAAGTAATCAATGCACCAGATGGAACGCTTGCGGACACAACCTCTTGACCAACAGCAACCAAATTGTTTGGCGCAATTCTAATGACCGCGCTTGCGTTTGTTGTTGAGATTGATGTCGTAAAAATTATTTCCTGCTCACTCAATGTTGCGCCAGCATTGATAGGGTAATGGAATACTTGAGAGAAGTACCCAGCCGTGCGACGAGCGCCCAAAGCCTCGCCTGCGTCATACCAACAATTTTCTCGCACGTTATAGATGATGCAGTCGTTGCATTCTTCTGAGTCGCCAGAAGGAAAGAACCACCAAATTTCGCCAAAACGAGGAACCTTGTTAACAAAAACTTTTTGCTGTTGAGCGTAGTTCAAGTTGTCAAAAAAGTAGTTTTGGTTGAACGTATTTGTAATTTCTTTAACCACGCCGTTGTACAACAGAAAACGGTCAACACCAATCCAGTAGTAGATGCCGTCATACTCAATAACGCACTGCGACGAAAGGATTGAGGACTGACTAGAAATAATGTCATACCGCCAATAGAAGGTTTGGGGGACTGAGGCAACCGTAATAGTGGTTGGCGTGTAGGACACACGAATCAACGAATCAAGCGCCCAAAACAACCCAGATGGAGCATTAGAGCCGCCTCGCACTGGCAAGCCTTTGACAATCTTTGTAGAGGATACATTGACCTCGTTTGAATCTGGGCCGTTCCAATCAAATGGGTCTCCAGCAACACAATTTTTAATTAAACCGTTGTCTCCATACACAAAAACATATGGATGCAAAACAACTACGCCTCCAGCAACTTCAATAACGTCGCCTGTTGGGGTTGTGCCAGTAGTATCCGTAAGGGGGGACAAGGTTGTGCCATTAATAATTCCAGCCAAAACTGGGGTTACTGTAGTTTGGTCAATTTGCTCTAAGTTCTGACCAGCGTGCGCCAACAGCAACTGATTTCCAGAACCTTGCGCGTCAAACGTAGAGTCAAACTGCCAAAGGTTCAAATCGCTTTCCGTAAACCCATCATTAATTGTTGCCACCTTAATTGAAAAACCACTACCCGTGCCACCAATTGTTGCGGCGGTTGCGCTCAAAGTATTGCCAATAACATACCCATTACCAGCCTTTGTCAGGGTTACTGTAGTTACTGTTGCGCCTGCCACCACAATTGTTGCCTTTGCACCAGTGCCAGAGCCGCCAGTTAAAGTTACATTGGTGTACGTTCCGTTGGTGTATAGCGTGCCACCCACTAAAGTGTTAAGCGTTAGGACTAGTCCAGTAAAAGTAAATTGATTGACACCAGAACCAATCCCAAGGTTGTTAATATTGACAACCTCAAGACCATTGTTATATCCATTGAAAACTGAGTTGACGCCATCAACCGAGTTAACATAGATACCACGAGAGTATCCTTTTGCGTTGCTGATAATTGCGCGATAGCCACCAACTTTTCTTGGACGCCCACGTTGAAAACGCACCCAAAGTGCGTCTGTGTAAAAGTTCATATCAAATATTGTGCCGTCCCGTTGTACGCCGGGCAAGGTATCAATAGTATATACTTTCTTAACCATCAGAACACTCCGCCAGCAACACCACCCGTAAAGTTACCCGTTCCAACAATAGCCAAACCAGAGGCAGAAACTGTTGAGCGCAAGACACCAAGAATGGAAATATTAAACTCACCAGAAGCCGCACGGTAAACGCCCGTTGTGGTTTCTGATGCAAAGTTCAATGAAGGCGCTCCAACAGAACCATTGTTCAAACTAATATTTGAAGAGCCTGCAAGAATTGTATTGGCGTTATATAAATTAACTGAATCACAAACTAATGTGGCTTGAGTTCCTGTGGTCAACACCGCAGTAGCGCCAGAACCCGTTGTAATTGTGACGGTGTAAGCATTTGATGTTGCGTTGACAATGTAGTAAACCTGAACTGTTGACGGAACAACAATTGTGACGTTGCCCGTCAATGCGCCCGTGTACTTTTGAATGACGTTAGAAGCCTCTGAAGCAGTTAGGGTGTAAGTTCCAGTCAAAACTGCTTTGGATAATTGGGTAAACGCAAATTGCGTATTTCGACCTAAGCCAACCGTGTAGAACTGAGTTCCACTACAAACAATGATGCAAGAGTCTGCGGGTTGCAAAACAATTGACGCAGAACCGTTGATTACATTACCACCACTTCCAGCAACAGTCAAAGCACCTGTTCCACTATTGCGTACAAACATAAACCAATTGTCGGCAAGTGTAGACGCAAGGGTTAAAGTCAAAGTTCCTGCGCCACCTGTCCAAACATAAGTGCTAGAGCGGTCAGTAGTAAGTGCAGTGTAGTTAGAAGAGAAGGTTGTAACAGGCTGTGATTGGTTGAGCGTCTGACCAATTGCCAATAAACCATAACCAGCAAGGGTAGCGGCGTCTGCGCCAGATGAGCCAATACCAAATGCAATGATGCCCCATGTTCCTGCGGTCGTTGCATTCGTGACAATGTAGATGTACTGTGCTTCGCCTGCGGCTATGGTGACAATCGTGTTTGCGCCAGTGTAGTCTTTGACCGTTACAGCAACAGCACCGACGTTACGAATTAAAGCATCTTGACCTACAGAGGCTTGGTTGGCGGGTGGCATCCACAACTCATTAGCCGTAGTAGTAGTTGACACCTCCATAATACGAGCCGCGGCATCATCAGTAGATTGACCATTGATAGGCCAAGCCAATTGCAAGTCTGTTGTCAGAATAATTCGGCGATACGATACATCCGTTGGTTGAACAACGTTACCGGTAAAGGGGGAGTTGTAACTCATAGTTAGGTATCCAGTACAGAGGCTTGACGGTCACCAATACGTTGAATGTCTTCCGTCTTTAAGGTTTGCATGATTAAGTCATAGTTTTGCTGCCACATAGGCATACGCTCATCATTCTTTAAGAATGGCATAGCCTGCAACAAAGAGCCATAAAGCAATGCCTGTGGGGCATAAATAGTAAACCAGTTAGTCTGATTGGAAGAGTCAAGTGGCTGAACTCTTTCATAGTACAGAACTTCGAAAGTATAACCAGCGGCTGGAGTTGGTGCTACCAACCAATGGGTATAGTCATAATCTGCATAATATTCAGGGATTCCTGTTTCTGTAGCATCAGGCCAATACTCCCTCAAATACTCATACTTTCTTAAAAGAACAGGAGTTCTTGACCCATTAACAACCACATTCATGGAAACAGTTTTATGCCATCGAGCAGGCTTATCTAAAATAGCCTCAGTAGCAACCATTGTGCTTTCATTAACAGTTAGGTTGCCAAGAAATTTGATTTGACTTGCAATGATTTGCTCTGCCAACATAATGAAAAGAGGAATTTTTTCAAGGGTAGCAGTATCAGTCCTCTCCAAATATGACTGAATGTTTTCAACTAAACTGTCATAAGTCATTACTGAGGCGGTAGTCATATTAAATCCTTTGTTCTTTTTAACATTTTAATTTCTCTTAGGATAAAAACAACTGTTTTTCGTCAATTCTGCGCTTTTGTAACCCTTTAAGAACTTTTCCGCCAGCCATGCAATACTTTAAGAGTTCTTCCGCCGCCCCTTCCATATCCCCGCGAAGAGCCTTTTGACGGAGGGTGCTTCGCTGTAAAGTCCCCAAACCAACATTAAAAGCAAAACTACACAAAGCATCAAATTGACCTTGGGTAAGTGGGATAGGTATGAACCGTTCCACACCTCGTTCAAAACGGAGTAAATCAGATTCAAGAATTCCATCAACTTCCCCCATAGAGAAGATTCTATTATCTTCTTCTTTCAGTTGAACTTCGTTGCGCTTATCAATTGTTAAATTACCCTGTGTAGGGTAAAGAACATGACCAACGCCAATAGTCCATAGTAACGCTGGACATCTATAAGGTTTCTGTCTTACACCTTCATGGTGTTTGATAACCTTTATGGCATTGGCTGATATTTTCATTTGCCAAAGGCTCTCCCACCAAAGTGGAATGCAATGATTGAGGCAAACAAAGTTTGAGTTTCATTATCCCAAATCTGGTCAGCCAACACAACAAAGTCTATACCCTCAGAAATACCTTTATAGACCAATGCGCAGTCAATAGCGCAGAGTAAAAAGAAAAATCCGTAGGTAATAACAGGGCGGACAGAGGCTCTTAGGTTATGCATCCACTCAGAAGTTCCCTCATTCAAACTTATGTCGTGGGCATATAACGCTTGCATTTCAGCCTGTTGAGCGCCAATTAAAACTTGTTTGTCTTGAGATGAGGTCTCCATAGCAATCTGCTCAATATGGATATGTTCTACCCTTTCTTGAGCCTCAAAGCCAAGTTTTCGCATTTCCAACTCACGTTGAATCTGCAACTGCGCCATTTCCAACTCATGGCTTTTGTCACTTCTGTCTTGAAAGTAATCTAATAGTTTTGGCAAACCGCCAGCCAAAAATGAAATCAAAGTTGAAAATAGTGTAAACATTACTTCCTCTTTTCTCGTTCTTCAAGTAATTGAACCTTTACTTGTAGTTGGTGAATGTCTTTATAAACTTCTTCTTTCAGCCTATGCCTTGCCTCTGCACTTAAAGGTGAGTCAGTCGGCACATTTTCTTTAGTGATTAGTGCTGGCATCTGCCCTTCAATCTTAGTCAGCCGTGTAGAGAAGTCAGACACTTGACCGAGTAGCCATGCTAGACACGCCACAACAATAGGAAGTACCGCTTTTAGGACGTCTTGAATATTCATAGTCCAAAAACTTTTTTAACCATTTCAGCGGCAACGCCGGGGCCAAGCAACACGGCTAGGATGACTACATACAAGAGGTACTCAATCCTATTCATGCGCTTGGAACCTTCGTCAAAGCGGGTTTGAATGACCTCGTACCGTTGAGCGCATATCGCCTCGTGAACGCTTAAACGCTTGTCGGTCTCGTTAGCCAATTCTTCAACCCCTTCCATGTAACTTACTCCGCTTTTGGCTCTTCTGCTTCAGCAGGCGGCAATTGACTTTGGGCTTCTTGTTGAATGCCTTGAATCAAATTCGCTACTTGAGCATATGGTTGATTCCCCAAATACTGAAGAATGCCATTTACCAAATTGGTTGATAAAGATATATTGCTTTCCATTGCCATTTTCCTTTAAAAAAATTTCCGCTGTTATGGGTCAGCGGTTCACCCTTCTTCTATTATGCCGAAGGTGTTGCCCAAGGTAAAGGGGTGTTCTCAGGGCTAACAGGTGGTGTAATTAGGCTGTCAATCTGCCCTTGTACACAAGACTGTGCGCTGTCTATTTGGTTCTCAGGAATCCAACTAATAACTAACGCCTCAGTTAGACTTGCGTAAGGCACAAATGTAGTCTGGTCTGTAGAGTCAAACTGTGTGTTGCCTTGGATAGATGCAGTATAAGTGCCGTCTACTCCTGTTACTTCCCATAGTGCGTTAATTACATAGTTGGGGTCAGGTTGTTGTACTGTGTACATTGCTGTGATGCGAGTGGTAAAGACTGTTGCCATTTTAATTCTCCTTAAGGATGAGTTGCTTTGTATGCGTCAAATTCTGCTTTGAGTTCTTGGATTGCGGCTGTAAGTGTTGCTATTAAAAATGATGCGTCCACGCCTTGATACTTAGGTTTGCCATCCGCATCAACTGCATCTTTTTCCCCTGATACTGCTTGTGGGCATATTTCGGCTAGTTCGTGAGCAATAAAACCCTGACCATCCGAGCCATCAACTTTCCATTTATAAGTGACAGGTTTAAGTTGTGCAACTTTATCCAATGCACCTGTCATTGGCTGCACATTTTCTTTTAAACGATAATCTGAAGAAGTTGAATAGGAAGTCGATGACCCACTTGTTTGAATAGAACCTGCTACGCCGTTGCCATTACCAAAAATAATTTGTGATGCCGAAGCAGTTGAACTAACCTGATTATACAAATACCCATTGTTTCCACCGGAAGTTATATATGCAAGTCCATAAACACTTGCACTAGGAGTAGTAACGCATGAGAAGTAATAATTTTCTGAACTATCAATGTATAATCTAACATTCCCATCACCATCAGATAAGACAACATTGTTACTTGCTGTACGGATGTCTAGACCACCAGCGTTACCTCTAAAGTTACCAAGAATAACATTACTACTACCTGTTGTTACATCATACCCAGAGCCGGGAATTGCTAAAGCAACACCAGAGCCTAAAAAAATATTTCCTTTTCCAGTAGTTAAAGAAAACCCTGCTGTATAGCCAATACATACATTTGAGCCGCCTGTGCTAGTATACCCAGCCGCATTACCAACAAATACGTTAGTTTCACCAGTAATATTTGAATATCCTGCTGTGTAGCCAACACAAACATTTTGAGCGCCTGTTGTTTGGCTATATCCCGCCTGATAACCTACTGCTGTGTTGTTAGAGGCTGTGGTGTTATTAAAAAGTGCGTAATTACCAAGTGCGGCATTGTAAGAGCCAGTTGTATTTGAATGGAGTGCATGACTACCCATTGCAGCATTGTTGACTCCTGTAGTGTTGTAGTATGTAGCATTTGCGCCTACTGCGGTATTTTCGTAACCAGTAGTTGTTGACTGAAGGGCTTGAAAACCAATAGCAGTTTGATACTGCCCTGTAGCACTATATAGGGCTTTATACCCAACAGCAGTTTGTGCTGTACTTGTTGTGTTTGAGTAAGCGGCTTGCCAACCTACTGCTGTGTTATTAGAGGCGGTAGTGTTATTAATTAAGGCATTGTTACCAATTGCCACATTATTTGAGCCTGTTGTGTTTGTAGTCATTGCACCTGCACCAACAACAGTATTTGATGAGCCTGTTGTGTTGGCATATAAAGGAGAAGTTACTATTCCATCCCAATAAGTACCAATAGCCGTATTTCCTGCTCCAGTTGTGTTAGCGTATAAAGCACGACCACCAAAAGCAGCATTTCCTACGGCAGTTGTGTTTGCCTGTAAAGATTGATAACCTACTGCGGTGTTGTAAGAGGCGGTTGAATTAGCCAAGGCTTGTTGACCAACTGCTACATTTGAACTTGCAGAAACATTAGTATACAAAGCCGCATTACCAATAGCCGTGTTTCCACCACCAGTAGTATTTGAATATAGTGCCGCTTGACCAAAAGCGTTGTTGACTGTCCCAGTAGTATTACTATACCCTGCTTGATACCCTACGGCTGTGTTATTTGAGGCTGTGGTGTTTGAGTAAAGTGCCTCATTACCCAAGGCAGTATTTGATGCGCCTGTGGAGTTTGCTCTTAATGCATCATATCCAATACCAACATTGTAATTTGCCGTTGAATTTGATGATAACGCTCCTCCACCAATACCAATATTATTTCCACCAGTAGTATTAGTATATAAAGGCGCATAACCAGATGAATTACCAGCGCCTAAAGCAATATTATATGAACCTGTTGTATTTCCTCTTAAAGCAGCCTCACCAACAGCAGTATTTCTTGTTCCTGTCGTATTACTATAACCTGCTTGATAGCCTACGGCTGTATTATTAGAGGCTGTAGTGTTGGTTACAAGCGCTTCTTTTCCTACCGCTGTATTATTTGCGCCTGTTGAGTTATATCTTAATGCTTGACTACCTACGGCAGAATTAGAACCTCCAGTAGAAGTAGTGTATAAAGCAAAAGCACCAAGTGCTGTATTTTCATTAACAGTAGTATTACTATAACCTGCTTGATAACCTACGGCTGTGTTGTATGAGGCGGTGGTGTTTAATGCTAATGCCGCAGTTCCTATAGCAGTATTGTAACTACCTGAACTGTTACTAAATAAAGCACCATATGTTCCAGCATCTTGTGAACCAACAGCAGTATTGTAAGAACCTGATGTAGTTAAATACATAGCGTAATTACCAAGAGCCAAGTTGTTATTTCCACTTGTAATACTTGCCAATCCACTAGCGCCTACTACGGTGTTATTACTAGCCGCAGCATTTCCACGCCCAACTCTTATTCCATAAACAGTTAAGTCAGTACCAGAGTATAAAAGGTTGGCTGAGTCTGTTAGTAGACCTGCGGTGGTTGCGTAAGGTACTCGACCACTTGTTAGGCTAGAAAATGTAATTGAGCCTGATGACGTAATCCCTGTTAAGCCTGTCAGAATACCTGCATCGCTCAAGATACCAACTGAGTTCTGTATTAACTTGCCTGTCGTTAAATCAAACCGTGCTAGTGCGTTGTCTGTAGCACTTGCAGGGCCAACCACATCGCCTGATGCGCCCGAAGTTGAGGCCAATAATGTAACAGTTCCAGCGCTATTCTTATAGTACAACTTGCCATCTAAGGTATTGATTGCCAATTCGCCTGCAACAAGGTTGCCAGAAGTTGGTACAGCCGACGCAGTAGTGCTGTAGTAGAGAGATAAGGGCGTATAGCCTGCTTGTGACATTAGAATGTTCCTCCAAAAATGCCTGTAGTGGCAGTGACTGTTGTAAAGTTTCCTGTTGTCGGTGTTGTAGCACCAACAGTTCCGTTAATGTTAATCGATGCAGTGCCTGTTAGGTTAGTCACCGTTCCACTGCTTGGTGTACCTAACGCTCCATTGAACGTCACAAAAGCGCCAGCAGAGCCTACATTAACAGCAAGCGCAGTAGCAACTCCAGTTCCAAGGCCAGATACGCCAGTGCTAATTGGCAAGCCCGTAGCGTTTGTCAGCGTACCACTTGATGGAGTTCCAAGCACGCCACCATTAACAACAAAAGAGCCAGCAGAGCCAACATTGACCCCTAAAGCCGTTGCAACACCTGTACCCAAGCCAGTTATAGAGCCAACTGCTGGAGTTACCGTGGTGTTGCCAGCAAGCGTCAACTGACCCTGCGCATTGACTGTAAAAGTCCCTACTTGTGTAGCAGAACCATAAGCACCAGCAGACACAGCAGTATTTGTAATACTAAACTGTGTACCCGTTAAGGTCAATCCTGTGCCTGCGGTATATGAGCCTACACCAGCAAATTGCACCCAAGTAATAGGAGTTGTACCTAAAGTACCTCCTGCATTGGAAGTACAAACCCAACCAGTGTCAGCGTATAGGGTTCCTTGTTCGATAAATGTAAACGCCCCCGGCACTTCTAGCCACGAGTCCATATCCGTTGCACGAGTCCATGCACTTGCCGCAACCAAGTAAATTCCGTTGTTTTGGCTCAAAGTTTGGTCTTTGACCAAGCACCTATCTCCCGCAATCAAAGCAACACCATCAATCGTCTGCGTTCCAGACAGCGTGATGTTTGTTGTCGTTGCTGCCACGCAAGATGCCTTGGGGTCTAACCCTTCAGCCACAGAGTCTACATACTGTTTAGTTGCTAATTCCAATGCCGTAGTTGGGTTTTGCGTTACGGTTACCGTAGTCAATCCACCCAAAGTAAGACTTGATGCGCCTAAAGCAATTGATGTAGTACCTATAGTCAAAGAACTATTAGTAAGGCTTGCATTGGCAATGTTTGTCAGCGTATTGGTCGAGCCACTGATTGTCTTGTTGGTCAACGTCTGCGTACCCGTCAAGGTAGCAACAGTCGAATCAATCGCAATTGTTACAGCGGAAGAACCATTGAACGATGTGCCTGACAAACCAGTACCAATGGTCAATGCGTTTGTTGTGTTTGCTGTAATTGTTCCAGAAGCGCCCAAGGCAACAGTAGTACCGTTGTAGGTTACAGAACTATTAGTTAAACTTGCATTTGCAATATTAGTCAGTGTATTACTTGAACCGCTGATTGTTTTGTTTGTTAGCGTTTGTGTACCAGTTAAAGTGGCAACAACGGTCGTATCAATTGAAATCGTACCTGTAGAGGTGATTGGGCCACCTGTGAGGCCAGTTCCCGTAGCCACCGAGGTAACGCCAGAACCCGTAATAACTGCACCCCATGCGCCGTTAGCATAACCCTCAAAGGTTGCTGTAGTCGTGTTGTAGCGGAACATTCCATTAATTGGGCCTAGACTTCTCTGCCCTGTTGTTCCTGCGGGAAAGGCAATGCTACCAGTACCCGGCACTATTGGGTTTGTAGCCAAACTAAGGATTGGAGCCGTAGTTCCATTAACAACCGTTATTTGGTCAGACGTTCCAGTAACAACCGAGATTGTTCCATCACCAGAACCGAGAGTAACCCATGCCCCACCTTGGTATCCCTCAAAACGAGTTGTTGTTGAGTTATAGCGAATCATGCCATTGACAGGCACTGCTGGACGACTTCCAGTCGCTCCAATAGGTAAAGTAAGACTAGCAGTACCACCCAAAATAGGATTGTCTGCCAAAGAAATTGTTGGTACACCGCTCACCCCGTTACCGTTAGCGACCGTTACTTGATTGGCTGTACCTAAAAGAGTCACCGCGCTAATAGCGCCACCAGAAGAAATGGTCATCAAACCATTTGCACTAAGATTTGCCAAGTTCAATACTTGACCATCTAAAGCGATGGTTGGGTTACCAGATATACCGCTTCCGTTGGTAATTGCAATACCAGCGCCAGAAACGGCTATAGAACGATTTGTAATAGCCGTAGAAGACGTTTTAACCTGAAAGCCAGTACCAGAGTTTACTAAAGACAATAAAGCGCCTGTAGTGCTGATATTGAAGAGTCCTTGCGCACCGCCATCTGTAATTACTAAACCATTCGTCACGCCAACATAACGACTGTTTGCCAATTGAGGTGTTTGATTGACTGTCAGATATGTATAAGTCTGAACAGGTGAGCCAGCAAGCGCCGCAGTTGTCGTTTGTACAGTTACGCCATTTTGAACGATAGGAACTGCCTCAGTGCCTGTTATTGCACCTGCCGCTGGGAGTTGTAGTATGGTTACTTGTGATGACATTATGTACTCGTATTGTTAGGCGGGTTTGGCGCAAGTGTGTCCTTATTGCCAGTATCTTCAATATCATTTGGCATACTGTTTTGCTGAGTCGAAATTTGAAACTGGGTTGTACCAGCAAAGTTTTCGCTACCCGTCATCAAGTAGTTATCTCCAGCATTCAAAGGTGTATCAGGGCGCGCAAAACGCAAGTTGATACGTTCCGTCTTCCTTGCGGCAAGGCGGTATGGGTCAAATTGGTCACGACATCCAGTATTACAGACTCGCAAGCCGGGAAAGTTTGGATCAGGCCCCAAAACAACAAAGGGATACTTCATCTTGCATCGGTCACAAATACCAATAGCAACAGATGTTAGACCTATAGTGTCTAAAAATATAGACATTATGCTGTGTACACCGAAATATTCGGCGCCCAGTAAATTGGTGAGCGGTCTCGCTCTTCTTGCTCTGCATCATAGAGAAACTGGGTTGCCATACGCTCAAGATAAGCAATCCTATCCATTGGTACTTGAGGCAACTCAAGACTCATTCTATGAGCCAACATAAACAATACAGCCTCATACCATCGTTGCGGTATCTCTAATTCATCAGTTAAAGCACCTACATCCTCAATTTGGCGTGAATACCAAAGAGTCATCTGCACAAATGGGTCAGATGGAGTTGGCCATATAAACATCTGAGGGTTAGGAATTTGACGGTTAAACCAATATTGATAAGGTTGATTTGCTGTGAAATTTTTATTTGGAAGATTGGTGTAATCATCCCGGTTTAATGCAGACATCTGCACTTCAAGGCTATTATTTCCAAAATACAGTTCTCTAACTGACAAAGTTGTATTGGCATAGGCTCTGCACCGATAAAAGGGGACAGTCTGCCCAGCCACAATATCAGTCCAAATCCATGTGTTATTGACTACAGCAACTGAGCCAAGGTCAACCAAAGTATTCCAAGTTGTACCATCTTCTGAGTATTCATAGATGAGAGACCAAGTACCTGTAGCCGCGGGCAAGATACCTATAGAACCAATATAAACAGGATTTGAAGTGCCATAATTGATAGAAATGTTCCCATTAGCACTTGTTTGAGTGCAAATAGTCTCAGTATTACTGTCAAAAGCATTGGCAATTACACCCCCCGCAGATGTAGAATACGCCCCAGTTGGGCGATCCATTGTGCGATAAAGGGCATTCCAAAGGTCAATTGTTCCCTTTGGTAGGTCATAAATGTATTTATCAGCCGTTAAACCAACAACTTTTTTAGTGATTGTCCAAAACTGAATACCTCGATTACCAAGGTTTGACAATAAAAAATAAAGGGATTGACGTGAGGTTAACTGTTGTTCAGAGGTCAACTCCTCGGCTAACTTACCACACCGACGAGCGCCATGATCTATCAATGTTTGTACATTAATGACGGTTTGTCCAACGGTTCCAGAGTACGCCATAACTATCCTTTACCAACCGGGGCATTTCCAACGCTTTAATGATGCCTTTGCTCTTGGAGCATCCCCTTTTGAATGTTCTACTACCCCAGACATCCGCGCACAAAATGAGTCCTTTCTAGACCCTCCTTGTGGTTGCGGTGCTTTTAAATGACTTCCAGTTTCTCTATTGTACTTGTCTCGACCCTTTTGTGTAAGTCCTGCGCCTTTATCTACTGATAATTTTTCGCCACGACCAATTGCCAAACTGGGGCCACCTTCTTTCATTTTGGCGGTTTTTGCTGATTCTCGGAAGTCTTGAGCAGTTGGCGCACCTTTGCTACCAACTTTTCGCATTTTTTCCCCAGAGCCTTCAGCAATTCTTTGCTGCTTTGCATGAATGTTGTCATATAAACCTCCTCCTTTAAATTTCTTCCCCTCATCAGCCTTGGCAAACTCTTTGCCAACTTTTGTGGGAATACCTACCTTTTTAGCAAAAGAGGGGTTGTGAGCAACCGCCTCCATCAAACGATGTTGGGAAGATGATTTGCTTGGCATGATTAACCTAACGGGTTAACGTAATGTTTTTGCATCTCAAGAATTACTGTGTATGCATCTCCAGCAGTACCATCTAAAGTTGTAAAAGTAATGATGCCATCTTTACCAGTACCTGCGTTGTTCCACAAACCACCAAAACCTGAATAGTCTTGGGTGTAATTTGTATTTGGCGGAATAATTTCAATAACTATTGGCGTAGTTGCTTTCCAGTTCATTTGAACTTCAAGCCCATGCGTCATTGCCGTACATTTTAAAATGGTCACAGCATCACAAGCGCCACCAGCATTTGATGGTAAAAGCGCCGAAGGAGTTACTTTTGCAACAGCAGACTCGTTTTCAGTCGTACTCATTGATGCGTAAAACTTCATAATGGCAATTCTCTCACCATCAAATAATGTTTGGGATGTAGCCGTAATAGTCATAAATCTCTCCAATTAAAAGCAGGGGGCGAACCCCCTACTAATTTTTAACAAGCCCTACCACCACTTCGCTTTTTGGCTGGTGGAGGAGAAACAGTCTTACTGATTTCACGCTCTGTTGTAGTTACTGCGCCTTGACCAGTAAGGCTATTAAAAGCCTTTTTGGCTTGACGTGGCAAGTACATTAGAGCATCAGTCATCATCTTTCGATCTGCCTCATTTTCAGCCTTTTCACGGGCATAGTGAGCATCATAAGCACCCTTAGATACATCAGTTGTGCCACCACCTTCATTCATCCGTTTGGGAGACCCATACTTCAGATTGCTATCGGTTTTGGCATCACGCATAGCAGATGCATTCTCTGTTCGGTTGTTCTTTAAAAGAACTGCCTCAGCAGGAGTTGCACGACCACCATTTTTGTAAGTTCCAGACAATTGACTGATTCTTACTGGCGCGGGAGTTGGCTTGCGACCTTGAGGCATCGCGACGGGACGACCTGAATTAACAGTACCCCCCGCCGCGTAGGCTTTTTTTGCTGAACCACCTTTTTTAAAGCCTCCAGCATTGCCCAAGCGAACATCACCTGTACCCCCACCTGAGTTATCAGGAATTGCAGTATGCATTTCAGTCGTTGCATAAGAGCCAGAAGTAGACTCAGAAGGAATGATGCCCCCTGTTGCATACTTCTTAATCTTTCCACCCATTTTGTAGCCACCACCATTGCCTAGTTTTACACCACCAGTCTTACCTGAAGACTTGCCTGTGTACTCTGCGGTATGCATCATCGTGTTTTTGTACTTCTCCGCACCACGAGCAGAGGCTGATACAGGAATAATTCCATCACCAGCCACACCGCCTTTAGCAAACTTAGCAATCTTGCCACCTTTCTTGTAACCACCGCCATTGCCAAGGGCAACACCGCCAGTTTTCAAGCCTTTGTGACCTTTAGATGCTGGCTTGTTTTCGTGAGACTTTAGTTCTTTCTCAAGACCTTTCATCTCTTTCATTTCAGCCATATGAGTCTTTTTGGACTCACCACCCTCAGCCTTACCACCTTTTTTCATTGGAGGAGGGGCCATTGGAGGGCCTGATGGAGTAACTGCAGGTTTAGCCATCATCGCTTTACGGCGTGCAGCCATTGATGGTTTGCCGGGAGCGCGAACTGGAGCATTAACTGCAGGGCGACCCAATAAAGCGGGAGTTCCTGACATCATGTCCATAGCACCACCACCCATAGCCATTTTTTTATGACCAGATTCGGCTTTGCCACCTTTTTTCATGTTTACATGACCACCTTTAGCAAGTTTTAACTCTACTGAAGGCTCAGTGGTCATCATCTTGACCATTGGTTTAAATTGTCCCATGTCGCGCTCCTTATGCTTGGGTGACGCCAAGAGCGCCAATACGAGTTGCATTTGGGCCTGCCGCAATTGCTGGCAGGGCTATTCCCATCACAAGACGTTTGATACCATCTGCCGCCGAGGAGGGCAAATAAGTACCCCTCACATCACCAGTTGTGGTGGTAGCCGTCAATGTAGCGGCAACAGTCATGGTGCCAGCATCTTCAGCCAAAGTATTGTCCCAGCCCGCACGGGTGACGTAGCCCCTATCAGTGATACGCAATGGCGCACCCAAGATGTCGGTTGTACCTA